AGTTACTTTGAAAAAAGTATCCTATTGTTTTGTTATTTCTAATAAAGTAACTACATTTGCATAGTGAAATAAAACAAACGGTCTATGAGGAAAGTTGGAATTGGCATCAGCATGGCTGACAGGAATACCATGTGCAAGGAAAGTGAGATGAACACCAGCGCAAAGAATGAAACCGCTTTCATAAACAAGCGGAGCAAAAAACTCGGTGTGTCCAAAGCCGCCTTTGAACAAGCCTGTTATGTTGATGGGTTTGAAACTGACGGAATAACATCTGAGGAACGCAGGACGCCCACCGATTTATTGAAACGGAAAAAGTTCGGAGCCGTTACCTTTTGCGGGGCAAGACACATTAACCGGCAATCATTCGTTAAACTTTATGGCAGGGATAACTGACTCCCTGCTTACAATTTACCAGATGGGAATACAAGAAACCGTAGATTTGATTTTCATAGGATTCTGCAAGCCCCAGTTTTATAAACGTTCCGTATGGAACAAGGCTGTAAGGATATTGGAGTTCCTATGTGACAACACCGATGGAGCCGTTTTCAGACATGATTTCGGCAATGGCAAACAGAAGTACGACAGTATCGTACCGAGAACAACAGAACAGGTTACAAAGTGGGCGTACCTGTATAAGAATAACGCTCCGGCAATAGCCAGAAAAGTATCAAACATTTAATCTCACAAAATTATGGAAGCAAAAAAATTCATCAGTACGGTAAAAGGATTCAGAACAAGATTCGGTAAAACTCCCAATGTGGAACTTGAAAGAAAACAGGTTGAAGGCATCGTTGAAAAAACGGGCGGTAAGATTGAAGTGTTCCAACTTCTTAAAGCCGAGAATCCCGAACTACTCGATTACGTCAAGGGTGTTCTTGGTATCGTTAAAGTGAAACCGGCGGAAGAACCTAAACCGGCTGCTCCTATTGAGAAGAAAACCAAGGCTAAAAAATCGGAGGTTCTTGAAGTGGCCCCGTCTGTCAATGGTAAGCTATATGAAATTGACACAATCAAGAAAACCTGCCATAAGGTCATAGGTGACTTCTCCCAGTTGGCTGATATTGTCGATACGGATGAAATGAGCCTGACAACTTATCAGCGTTATCTGAAAGACCGTTATTTCGGTGAGGATGTGACAATCAAGAAAGGCAAACTTCATTTCCGTGGATACCGTATCTCATGTACCAAGGAAAACGGGTTCATGGTTGAGGACACAACCAAAAAATATAAAGTGGTAGACACACCATTCGAGGGCATCCCTACTCCGGCTGAATTGGGAGATTTTTTTGAAGTTGCACGAGTTGAACACACACCGGAAGAACTGACTGCTGCCATCGAGCGTGGTAAGGAAGCAAAGAAATCCAAGAAGAAAATTGAAGAGGAAACAGTGGTTGAGGAAGAGGAACCGGACTTCGATATCCTGCGTAAGAAAGTTCTTAGTAAAATCACGTGGATACGTAATGGCAAGCTGGCTGACTTTGACCCTATGTTATTCGCGGACATGATTCCCTTTAAACGCTGGCAGAAAAACGTGAAAGCTCTTTTGGACGACCTTTCAAACCGTAAGATTCGCTATAAGTCATTCCTTAAGAAACTGGAAGAACTTACCCGTGAGGAAACATTTGAACTTCCCAGTAAGGAACCAAAGTATAAGTTTGTGGGCACTTTGCTTCCGGAGTTTCATAATGTTGACCGGATTGATGGTGATAAGATAATCGTTGACGGTAAACCTGTTCCGGCTGTTCCTTTCTTGGTTGACTACCTGTTACACTATTGTCCGGAAGCAATGTACCAACTTATGAAATTTGTCAAGGGTGAGATAACCGCTACCCAGTTGTTGAAGAATCCTATTGACGTGGATAAGAAAGTCGAGTTCAACAAGAAACTTATTGCAAACACTGTGGAGAATGTGAATATAATAAACTGCCTGTTCTCAGCCGTGGATATATATGCTCCGCAGGATATCCTTTGGGAAGGTGTTGAAGTGGGTGATAAGATTCTTATCTTGCTTGACAAGTGGTCTAGGAAAGAGATTACCAACATTGACGAAGAAGGTATATTCTTCGGACGTGAGGTGTTATTGAAAAGTGATAAATGGATAAAACTCGAAGATTAAACAATGAGGGGATTCCCACAGTAGACCTGTCGGGTAATCCCCTGTTCAAAGAGTTCCTAGTAGACATGGCGGTTCTGCCTAAACATGAGTTCATGCGAAGACACAGAATGAGCACTGATTCCTGTTGGGAACTTTTCTTCCAATTTGATTTGGACGAGCTTGAGGAGGTTGTCAGAAAATCCTTGTGCTCTTTGTTCACGGAAAAAGGATGTATAAGATTGGATTTGTTCCGTTCCGTGTATATGTTCTATTCTGACAGATTAATAACATTCAATTTAATTTAGGTTATGAGAAAGATTTTTGCTGTTGCTGCCCTACTAATATTAACGGGCAGTATGTTTGCCCAAACTAAGTGGGCTGCCGAGGACATGGGCAAATTCATGTACGCTCCTATGGATTCCGTCCGTATGTGTCTTGAGGGTGCTTACCATGAGGTGAATGAGTTTAAGGATGATGTGTATTACATCTATTCATGTAGGGATAAGAAAAATGTTCCAGTGATTTTCAGATGTGGAGAAGGGCGCGATTCCATTACCCGTGTATGGTCTGTGGAATTTCCATCTCCTGTAAAGAGCAAAGGTTATAAGACCGCTAGTCTACGTGAGGCATTTTGGTTTGAATATTGGAAACAAGAATTAAAGAAGTAATACTATGGCACTGAATAACTATACTACAGGAAATCGCCCCGTCAAAGGTAAGGAACTTACAGTCGAGGAAGCAAAGAAACTATTTGCAAATTTCAAAGTAAGCAGTTTAAAGAAAAAGTAATGATTGCGCTTACTGTTATATTAGTAATTTTGGCAGCTACCCGTAAGAAACCTTTCTGGAGGTTTATCTTCCGGACGCTTGCTATTTTATCCATTGTATTATGATTGAACTGAGAAGTTTTAATGTTGAACGTATATGGCAGGAAACTGTCATTTGTACCATAGGTAATGAAATTGGTGTTCATAGAAAAGAGTTGGATAAGCATACTCCTGCCATACGGGATATGGTTTCCCAAATTGAAACCGACAAGGACGGGAATGTTCCGCTTATGTTCTGTAATCACCGTAAGGATGGAGAATTATGGACACCATATCTACAGATAGTCGAGATGCTAATCCGTCTTGGTAAAGCAATCGGTTGTGTGTCGTGGGAAGGTAACTTAAATTCAGAAACAATAATTCATATAGATTATGCCAAAGAAAAAAGTAACTGAGGAACATCTTGAGGAGGTTCAGCTTGAGCAAGTAAAACTTGCCTTGCGCAATAAGATTAACAAGGAATATGGAAGTGTGCCTGCATTTCTGGAAACCGATTTCGGGAAAAGTCTTGGTGGTATGAAAATTCGTCCATACCTGTATGGTACAGGTTCGGTAAACTACACTATAATCGCTAAACTTTGTACTCATTTTGGTATCGGTTCTTTGACCCGTAAAGTAAAAGTAATACGTAAAACGTACTATTATATTAGTAAACCCTAAAAACGGTCTGTAATCGCTTAAAAACACTGTATTTATTTCCCTTGAATTTTGTAATACTCACTATATTAAAGTAGTGAGTATTATTTTTTATTCCTATATTTGTAGGCGTAGAAGTTGCAACAAAAATTTTGTAATGTATGAAAAAAGAAAAAACAATTAGAAATTATCAGCGTAAAACTAAGTCGGGTAAGATTACTACTGTAAAATCTCACACGGCTAAGTATGACGCTGCTGCGGAAGTAGCTAAAAAGGCCGCACGCAAGAAAGGGGCTGGTGGTGAATTACAGGCTAAGATTACCAAGATGCCAGACCCTAAACTTGAACTCCAGCAATATCTGGACGAACTGAAAAAGAGCCGTTCCGGAGCTTCTTCGGATACTACCAAGACTACGAAACCTGCTCCGAAAAAGAAATTGAAGAAACCTGTCGGTGGAGGAATAACCGGACTTGAACCTAAAGAAACCAAGAAAGTTCCTGCCAAGAAACAAACAAAGCCGGCTCCTAAATCCTCCGGATTATCATCCACTGAATTTAAGGCATGGTATCACGACCCTAAATCTAAAGAGGGGAGAGCCGCTGCCAAAAAGCTAAAGGAACAGGTAGGTGCTGAAAAGTATAAGGAGCTTAACAAGAAAGCCAATGACAGCTACTCTTCCCGTGGGCATATCCCACTGTTTAAAAGTATCGGTTCGGACAGTACCTCTAAGGCTGCTCCTAAGAAACCTTTGAAAAACCAGTAGGAGGTGGCATAACAGGATTGGAGCCTAATAAGAAAACCACAACAAAGTCTAAAACTCCGAAATTAAAAGATGTTGGACCTCTTTCCACAGGAAAAGTTATGCGGTCTAAAGCTGATATTCCTGCTAAACTTGCTAAAAGCTATGCAACTTTTGAGGACATCCCTTTAAAGCAGGCGTATAATGAACTTATGGTTGTGTCTAAAAAAGATTATAGACGTATTGTTGCTTTTCATAAAGACCATTACTAGAAGAGAAAAATCCCAGTGTTGGCATTATTAAATAATTTCTACTATCTTTGTAGGTGAGCATCGGTAAAACGGTGTTCACCTATTTTTGTACCCAATCGGAATGAAATGCAGATTGTATCTTCTAATATAATGACAGCAGACTATGATAGGAAGTCGCGGACACTTACAATGGTATTTGTAAACCGTCCGAGATGGGAATACCAATATTACAATGTTCCTCTTCCTATATGGACTAGATTTTTAAAGTCTGAAAGCAAGGGAGAATATTTTTCCGCAGTAATCAGAGATGTATATCGTTACAGAAGAATTATAAAGTAGAATTAAAAATCGAATCATTATGGCAACAGTAACTAGAGTATTTGAGTTTGACAGTGCACATCGGGTTATGAACGAGAAGGTGAAATGTTTCAATCTTCACGGACACCGTTTTAAAGTGGAAGCCACTTTTTCCTATATGGACGTAAAGGAAATAGGCTATGCCATAGATTTCAAGGAATTGAAGCGTGTATGCGGTGATTTCATTGACGAGTTTTTAGACCATGCCTGTATTCTTAATCCTATGGATACGGAACTTCTTAAATTGTGCCGTTCCAATAATTGGAAAGTGTATGAAATGGGGCTTGGTATCAAAACGGACATAAACCCGTCTGCCGAAAACATAGCCGGAGAACTGTTTACCGTATTCCGGAAGTTCTTCACTCCCTCGGAACATGGTATTCAGATTGAAAAGATACGCCTTTATGAAACTCCCAATTGTTGGGTGGAGAGTGACAGCTTCATACCCTATTCTAAAGAGTGTAACGTTTTTCTCCAAACATGGCGGAATATGAAAGGTAATATGTCTTATGATATAAGAGAGGAATAATATGCCTGTACGTAGTAAGAAGAAAAAAGAACTAAAGGAACAGGGATACGTGTTCGAGGCTACTGGTAAGAGCGTTTCCGAAATACATACCGAGGAACTGGTAGGTAAAACCGTGGAGTTTGATGCCCACGATGTAACCGCCAAGATTATGGAGTTCGGCAAAGTTCTTACTGGTATTTCCCTGTACTCCTATCAGGAAGATATAGCATACGGAATCATATACTCTGTGATAACTTTTTCGGGTGACGTAAAGACAGTGCTTCTTTCCCGTCAGTCGGGTAAATCCGAGGTTATGGCTTTTGTCATTGATACGCTATGTGTTATTCTTCCGGTACTGGCTTCAATCATTCCCGATTTGGAACAGTTCAAAACCGGATTCCGTGTAGGGCTTTTCGCTCCCCAGTCGGACCAGGTTGTCACTACCTATTCACGTTCAATGACCCGACTGAGGTCTGCAAATGCGGATATGGTTCTTACAGACCCGGATATTAACGTATGGCTAGAAAGTGTGGCACGCCTTGAATTGTCAAACGGTTCTTTTCTTGCCGGACAGGTTGCCAGTAAGCAATCCAAGATTGAATCAAAGACGTATGATTTGGTTATTGTCGAAGAAGCGCAGGATGTTGACGACCTTATTGTCAGCAAGTCTATCGAACCTATGCTTTCCTCAACCGCGGGTACTCTTATAAAGGTAGGTACAACAGGTATGACCAAGAACCATTTCTACTATGAAATAAAGCATAACCGTGAACTGGACAGAAAAACCCTTGACCCACGCATCCGGCATCATTACGAATATGACTATAAGAAGATTATCGCCAGCAGACGGAAACAGTATGAAAAGGACGGAAAGAGATTCCATTTGAATTACGAAGCTGATATTTATCGCAAGCGTGAACGGTGGGGTGAGGAATCACAGGCGTTCAAACTTGCCTACGCCCTTATTTGGGATATTGAAAGCGGTATGCTTCTTACGGATAAGGAATTTAATGGAATCATAAACCGCAAGTTGGGATTTCAGGTTTCCAATGTTACCGATTTTGTTGTGGCTGGTTTGGATATTGGTAAATCTCCTGCTGAAACAGTGCTTACCATAGGTAAGTCGTGGAAAGACTTGGATGAACCGTTTAAGAATCCGTATAAGCAGGTATTATGCTGGGCGTGTCTTGGTGGTGCTGATTATGAGGAACAGCATCATATACTTCTTGATTATATAGCCGAATTTAATATCGCCAAAATATACGCGGATTATACTGGTGTGGGAAAACCCGTTGTTGACCGGCTTATGTATGCTTGTGGCGAATACGTGGATATAACTCCATATACTTTCACCTCACAGAGCAAATCAGACATGTGGTATAATTTCATCTCTGATATTAAGACACGCAGACTTATAGTTCCGGCTAATAAAGTGGTGAGAGGAACTTCCGAGTATTCCAAATTCGAGGAACAGATGAAAAACTGCCAGAAGTATTTCAACGGCTCCTTTATGGTATGCGAAAAAACGGAAGGGTATTTTGACGATATGGTGGACAGTGCGGCACTTATGTGTCTTGCTGCAAATGAGGAAGCGGAGGTTAAGGAAGAAATGGAAGTTTCCGATAACCTCCTGTATGGCGGAATAACTGAAACAATTAACGCAATAAAAAGACATTCATACTAATGGGAATAAATGTAGGAGGTATGGACCCTACTGGTGGTAGCTACAGCGGTTATCCGGGTTCAAAATATTGGAATGTGGACAGTCGTCCACTTAGTGAGGCAACTAACGTTTTACGTAGTTTTGTATTGCAGAACATAGTGCAGGACAATAAATGGGAACTTGACAGAATCACCAAATATTACCTGTACTGGAAGTTCTATGACGGAATGCACTATAAGGACTTCAATGACGGTATGCTTTCCTTTAATTATATAAAGGCGTTCATTGATAAGGTCAATATGTTTTTGCTGGGTAATGAGGCTTTCACTTTCCATGTGAAGAGTTTCTATTCCGACCAGATTGACCGTGAACTGGAGAAAATTGCCGAAGAACTTATGATGTACCACTGGGGTAAGTCGAACAAGTTGCAGTTGTCCTATGAGATGTTGCAGATGGGTGGTATAACAGGTGACTGCTGGCTTATGGCTGAATGGATGCCGGAGATTCAGGATAGATATGTGAAAGTATCTGTGCTTGACAGCCGGCAATGTTTTGTGGAATTTGATAACGGAGATTATAATAAGGTGAAATCTTTCTTGGTGCGCCAGCCTTTACAATCCGGACCCGACCAGCCTTATAAGTTGTATGTTATTAAAATGAGTGCGGAAACCGTTGAAACTTGGTATCAGGTAGATGTTAACCTTGAAGAAAGTAACGTAGCCAAGTATAATCATACCGAGGTTCCGAATAAATACGGGTTCATTCCAGTAGTGCATATAAAGAACAAGCCAAACTCTTCCGGCTATTATGGAAAATCTGATGCCAATGATATCCTCAAGATAAATAAGATTTATAATGAGGTGATGCAGCAGTTGAAAGCCGTGATTGATTACCATGTTACTCCGACCACAGTAATTACAGGTGCTTCTGCCAAGTCATTGAAAAAAGGTTTGGGGCAGATATGGTCTGGACTTCCTGCCGAGGCTAACGTATTCAACTTGGGATTGGATGTTGATTTGTCGGCTGCTGTTAATTTCGCCAAAGACTTGAAAACCGCAATGCACGAATTATCCGATGTTCCGGAAAATGCGCTTGGTAAGATTCAGGCTATAAGCAATACTTCTGCTGCGGCATTGCAGATTACCTACCATCCGCTTATACAACAGGCTAACATAAAGGCAATGACCTATGGTGAAGGTATCTTACAAATGAATACCATAATTTTCCGTATTCTTGAGATAGAGGACCCAGACAATAAACGGTTAAAACGTATCAAGAAGTTAAGCTCGAACTTCCTCTCTGAGATGATAGTTGAACCTGTGTTTGCTTTCGGTTTCCCCAAAGACAAAATGGATGAATTGCAACGTGCACAAATGGAGTTACAGATGAAACTTGGTTCACGTAGGGAAATCATGGAGCGCATGGGAAAACAAAATATACCGGACTTGCTTAATGAAATTGACGATGATACTGTAGCACAAGCAGTATTGCAGGCACGTATAGCCGCACTGACTTCCGGAGGTGATATAGAAGTTTCTGATACGGGTAATGAGGAAGAAACCGATGAAACCCCCAATGAATTTAGTGAGGAACAGGGTAGTGAAGAGTTCTAGGAAGTAATTTTGCAGGTTTTATTTTGTCAATTTAGAAATAATTCCTACTTTTGAACGCTATCAGTAATAAAATAACAAATTGTTTCATTTTAAAAATCAAATGTTATGGCAGGATTGCAGACATTAGACCCTAAAAATCCCGAAGCATTGCATGATATCGGGCAAAATAAGGGTATGCAGGTTGGCGAAAAATTCGTCAATCCGGGTACGCCTAGCGCACCACTGGTTAGTAGAGAACAAATGACGCAAGCCACAGTAAAGGGCAACGGCAATAATGTTCTGAAAGACAACCTTATTAAGTAGTAGAAATCTAATTGTTACTTTTAATCGTAGAAAAAATGAACGAAGACGAAAGAAGAAACGCAAGTATCCCAGAAAGTATTACAATTAATGGTATTACTTATGTAGTGAGAGATACCCCCGAATTGCAGAAATTCATACAGGCTGTATCCAAGGTTGAGAAAAACAAGTTGTACTCCCAGTTTGATTCTATCAAGAACCAACTGGAAGATTTACGTAAGATACAGGTGGTTCCGGATTCACCGAATGGTGGTTCCAGTGCCAACATTAAGGAAATCGTAGAAGCATTGCGTGGTACATTCGTTACACGTGAAGATTTGGAAACCTCCTTGAAGAATACTGTATCCGAAGTAATCAGACCTGTTATTCAAAATTCCGAGGAACAGAGAAAACAAGAATTGGATGCATATCGGAACTCAATTATTCAGGCGCATATCAATGAGTGTATGCCCGAACTTGTTGAGGGTAATTCAAAAGAAGAACTGGATGCTTCCTTACAGAAGTCAATCGAGTTACGCAGAAAATATCCAAGTCCTAGTTCCGCAGCAGTGCCACATGGCAGTAAAGTTACTGACCCACTTATTGCAGAACAAATGCGACAGGAAAATGAGAAGGATGCACCGGCTCCGTCACCAACTCCAAGCCCTGCACCAACTCCTGCACCAGCTCCGACAGTTCCACGCAGAGAAGCGCCGGAAGTTTCAGGTCCTACAAGTGTAAAAACCATGCCAATGTCTGAATTTGCGGCTCGCAGAGAACAGCTTGAAGCAGAACTTCGTGCTACTTACGGAGGTGTAGGTCCTACTCAGTTATAATAACAACTAAAATTAATAAGTAAAGATTATGTCAATTCTATTTGTATTAATGCCAATGTTATTGGCAACATTAGGATTCCTGTTCTTTGGTGATACTACATCAGCCGGAGTAAATGAAGGCGGTTATGTGTCTATTCCACAGGCAGTCCGTGATTTCTATTCCCGTGAGGTTTTGTACAAGGCACAGCCTCGCTTGCGTTTCTTACAGTTCGCCAAAATCAAACGTGATTTGCAGGCGGTCAGAGGAAAATCTATTGTTTTCGTTAAATATGATAACCTTGAAGGTGGTGGAGAACTTGAGGAAAATGATGTTCTGACACCGGAAGGAATGAGTACATCGGAAATTGTTGTTCCCGTTAAAGAGCAGGGTAATGCGGTACAGGTTACTGAATACTTGTTGCGTACTTCTATGCTTGACGTACTGGGTGACGCTTCCAAACTTCTGGCAAATAACATGGCTAAAGTATTGGATACTCAATTCCGTGATACAGTATTAAAGACTTCCAATGTGGTTTACGGAGGTACAGCCAAGTCATTGGTAGAAATGACTATGACTAGTGCATTCACTACAAAAACAGTTAAGGACGCAGTAGAAATTTTGGCTTCAAATGATTCTCCAAGAATCAATGGCGATTATTATGTTTGTATCGCATCTCCGCACCAGCTCCGTCAATTACGTGACGACCCCGATTGGATTAATGCCAATACCTACATGGGACGTAGACAGTTGTATATCGGTGAGGTTGGTATGTATGAGGGTGTTATCTTTATTGAAACAACTCAGATGCCCCACTTGAACGCTGAACAAATCAAGACCAAGTATGGTGATGGCAGTTCTATTACAGAAGGTTATGAAGCTGTGTTCTTCGGAGAAAACGCATACGCATGGGGTGTGGCTCTTGATGTTGAATTACGTGATGATGGCGTAGTTGATATGGGACGTAAACATACTCTCGGATGGTATGGTATTTGGGGAACCGGAATCATTGAAGAAAAGAATATTGTCAAAGCTCTCTCTGTATAACAGAGGGGCTTTGCCCATTTAGTAACAATTAAACATTTTACCAATCATGGCAAAAAATAATCCAGAGGAAACAATAGTAGATACCGCACAAGATAACGCAGAAGTTACTGTGATTAAGAAGGCTTCAAAAAGTGTCGCATTTTACGCTCTTGAAGAGATTGATTCTTGGATTGGCGGTACTCACTATCAGTTGAAAAAAGATAAGGAACATAAGATTCCCGAAGATGTGGCTGCTATCTTAAATAACAGTCGCAAAGGTTACAGACGCTAATTAATAATCATGGCCCAGTCTAAAGTTACTTTGAATGAAATAATGAAAGCGGTTAGGGAGCTTACCTTTGACCGCTTCATTATTCCTGCTTTCGCTATCAAACAGATGGGAAGTGGGAACTTTATTGAAATTGACCCTAGTTTTGAACCGGAAATTTCTGACCCAGACGTAGAATTAATCAAGGGAAAGCTGACCTTGTATAAAGTAGCAGAGGGAGAAACAGAAGAATCATCGAAGGAAATTATCGTAGAAATCGTTTTCCAGCAGTACCCTACTATGGAAGACGTAATGGACAAACTTATCGAAGAAGGAATAATCGTAGCATACACTCCATATTTTAGAGGACAGGAACCGGCTAATTCACTAATCAAAGTAAATAAGGAACTTACAGAGGACTTTACCGCTTTCAGAAGATACTTCTTTTCTGATTCGGAGATTGTGGAAATGATAAGATGGTACTATGCAAAGGTACTTGATATCTGTGACAAAGAAATAAACGATGAACTTATAGGAAAACTTAAACGCCCTAGTGAAAAACATTTGGCTATATGGGTTTCCTATTATTTGGTTGATAAAAGACGTTTGTATGAGAACGCTGCAAACGCTATCGGGCAAACTTTTACTGATGGCTCTGATTATACAGGTTCCGATAGCAATTCATCCCCTACTTCTACCACAGTTCAGATAGGTTCCGTATTCACTATCACGGAAGATACTTCCCAAGGATATTTCTACGAGGACTTCAATCGTGTGGGTTCTGATAATACATGGGGTGACAGATACTCGTTTTGGTACAAACTCATGCTCTATTTAAGAGGGTTGCTTGAAGAAACTTTCGGAGATTATTCTCTACGCAAGGACAATGTGATTCCGGGTTACATACAATTGCAGAGAGAGCTTGATTTCCGTGAATACTTCGATAGCTATCCGTTTACTTTATCCCCATTATCGAGAGGAATATTATCAAAAACTCCCTAATTATGAAGCATAACGTAAAATCTTATCAGCGTCGTTTAAAAAACGGAAAGACTATTACCGTCCGTGCCTACACACGGAAAGGCAAGGATGGTAAGGGTAAAAAAGATTCTCCAAGTATGGCTGATTCCGGAGATGAACTTATGAAACTTAAAGCCAAATTGAAGAAATTTGGAGAACTAAACCTTTCAGATGAAGAAAGAGTTAAGTTAGGTATGCTCCCTTATAAAGAAGAGCAGGAGAAAAAAAGAACCGAGTATTACAATACTAAGGCTGGTAAAGACGAAATGACAAGATATGCTCGTAAAGTCACTGTGGATGGTAAAAATTATGTTTATAATTTCATGCACGATAAAGTATATACGAGCCGAGGAAAAAGAATACGTCCGGAAGACCCTATCTTTAAGAAGGTAAAGAGTAAGATGTAGTTTTATCTTGTTCAGTCAAAAGTTTAAAAATTTGTCAGTTTAAAATGCTAATAAGCAGAACTAGATTCTTTCAGTATCAGAGTATGTTTTATAAGAAGTTGCTTAACACTCCTTATAGCATACTGCTGGAAGTGGTTACTATTCAAAAAATAGAACCTACCGAAGAATTTTCTATGGATGCCTTTGTAGGAGATAGTCCGAGAACTTCCACGTTTTATGAGTTCCAGGCACTTTATGAAAAGGAGATTCCAAACCGCACCCGTGAGAAATATGGTCTGCCCAAAGAAGTTAACGGAGTTGTTTATCTTTCACCTAAACAACTTGTACCCAAATTGGGCTATTATCATCTCGATTGGAATAAAACCAAGATTCACTTTGAAGGTCGTGTTCAAGTCATTGATAAGATTATTTATTTGGAAGAACTTTACGGTAGCTGCATCGGTTTGCAGATATTCGTTAAGGACGATTTGAAAGGAGGATAAAATGGTACAGGTAAAAACTCATAAGAGAAAAGGACGGAACAAGGTTTCTGTTGTCAGGCGGCACTCCCGTAAGGATAAGGTGTCCGCTTTTCGTGGTGCAAAGGAGTTCAGTACAAAACAACGTGATAAACTGGCTTCAAAAGGGGACGCTCTTCCGGATGGTTCCTATCCTATTGCAAGTAAAAGGGATTTGGCTAACGCTATTTCTTCTTATGGCAGGGCTAAAAGTCCGGAATTGGTGAAACATCATATTATGAAACGTGCCAGAGCATTAGGTGCTACCGATATGCTTCCGGCTAAATGGAAAATGAAAGATGGCAGAAACAAATAAGGACTTGAACCATCCTTGGCCTAAAGTTCCACGCTATCCGGATATCCAAAAGATAGCCCGTGAGGAATCTACTCCGCCACCGGCTTATCGTGAACGTAACGAGATACAGGAAGCTCTTAGTCAGGTGGGTGGACCACGTGGAAAAACCAAGAGTTGGTATCGTGATATTTATGAGTATTATCAAGATAATGAATATTGATTATGGCTAAACTTCCAAAATTACCGAAATCTATGTTTCGTCCTCCACCGGGTTTTAAGAAACCTAAAGTAGAGGACTTTCGTTCTGATATGCAGCGTGTAGGTGAAGAGATTGCCGAACAGTTCAAGGAACAGGTCGTAGAGAATATCGAAACCAATTATTATGGTTTTGAGCTTGCACAGTCTACTATCGAGAGGAAAGGAAGCGATGTTCCGTGGATTAACTCCCATGAACTAGTAGATTCAATCTATCGTGAAGGAACTATTGTTTCTGTGGAGAATACTCCACGTGAAGACAGTAAGTTAACCAATTTGCAACTTGCCATAGTGCAGGAATACGGTACTAAGGATAGACACATCCCACCAAGACCTGTTTTCCGGAATACCTTTCGTGACTTTGAGGATGATGCCAAAGACAAGATGCTATCTTTTTTTAAAACTGGTAAATTTAATAACAAGCATGGCGGCGGAAATATCAATAAAGGAACATCGGAGGAAAAATAAAAAAGGAGAGTGGATTACCGTCAAGGGTTATACCCGGCGTGTAGGCAAGAAAGGTGTGCATTCTCCCAAGAAATCATCCTCCAATAAACCGGGTGATGAATTTGTACAGGTTCTTAATGACAAATTGGGTAAAACCACCGGACCCATTGTTACCGATAAATTCATATCCAAGGAGGAACGTGCCAAGATACTCGAAATGGAAGCGAAACGCGGATATAACCGCTTTGCTGACTACGGGGAATCCGGCAGAAATAAAAATAAGAAACCCAAATCCGAGGGGTTGTCTGCTGCTGAAAGGAAACAAGTCTTAGAGAATGACAGGAAAGCCAAGAAGAATGATATTTTTTCCCGTGCGGAAAATGCCATAGCCCGATTTGTAGTAAAACATGGTGGTAAATATAAAAAGAAACTATAATGGATTTACTTTTTGAAGGAATATTCAAGGTGTTCAATCTGGAGTACATATTTTCCGTTATCATAGGTACGTACTTTCTGATTAAGCTGGTGGACTATCTTAATGGTGCTGCCAAAGTTCCCACATGGCTGAAAAGAGTGATTACTTTTGGAAACGGTGCTGTTATGTTTTTGATATTCAGAATGTACGCTGATATACCAGTACAGACTTTGGCTGCAAGTTATTTTGCGGCTGTTTTTGTTTATGACACAGCGATTAAGTTTTTAATCAAGAAGTTCAACATAGGTTATAAAAAATAATTATGCTTACATCTATCCGACAGACCCACAGCGAATTTTTCCGGCAATTCCATAATCTGAAAATTATGGTGGGCGATAAAAGTATTACCTTGTTATCTAGGTATGCTAGGAAGTCCAGCTTTGACTATGTGGAGGAACAGGAGAACCAGATTTATCCATGTATTGCTATTCTGGACTACACGCCTGTGCCTAGCAGAGATTGGTTTGTGGATATGAAAACTTATTTTGGCGGTAAGGGATTCTCTGAATTGACCGGATACCTCTACCGCAGACCAATACACATGGAATTTCGTTATGATGTTAGTATTGTGTCAAAGAGTTATAATGAATTTCTTGCAATGCAGGATTATTTCAACTCTACATTTGTAAGTCAGACAGGATTCCTGTTCAATAAGAAAGTGGTGGACGGTGATGAAGTGGGTGATGTGGTTCTCTACACGGTCAGACCCACAGATATTCCTCGTACTGACGGAGTGTATGAGATGAATTATGAATTTACATTGAAACCGTGGATTTATGCAGTCAAACCCCAAGAAGTGGAACTTGTACAGGCTATTATTCTGCGGAGTAAAATGTTTGAGGAAGAAATTATAATTAATCCGGGTGAGGGTTTCCCATACACCCTGCCCTTAAATTTAGAATAACCATGTATTTAGAATTACGAAAAAAGACAGGTGACAAGTTCACTGCGGACGAATTTAACCAGATAGTAGCCGCCATTAATGCAAAAGTGGAACAAGAGGCTGGTAAGTCGCTCTCTGATGAAAACTTTACTGCTGAGGAAAAGGCATTTCTGACAACTCTTGCAACTCAGGATGTTGTCAAGATGATTACTGATGAAGTGGCACGTGCCACTGGAGTTGAAAGCACATTGTCCGGCTCCATATCAAAACTTTCTCAGGACTTCACGAACTTCATTTCTGACACTGCTGATTCGGATAATATTATTAACCGCTTCCATGAAATCGTGGATTTCCTTAGTGGAATTGCCGAAACGGATACCCTTGAAGGTATGTTTTCGGAAATGACTTCCTCTATAAACCAGTCAATCACTACAGCCATATCTGATTTTGAGGTTAAGATAAAGTTATTCATTTCACAGAATTACCAATCCAAGGAATCAGGAAAAGGTTTGTCCACAAATGACTATACCACTGCTGAAAAAGAAAAACTTGCAGGACTTCCCACAGGAACAGAGATTACTCAAGATATTAACTCCAAAGTGGATAAAGTTGAGGGAAAACAACTCTCCACAGAAGATTTCACCACTGTACTTAAAAATAAGTTGGAAGGTCTTTCCAATTATAATGATACGGCGATACAGCAAAGTCTGGCATCCTTGCAGTCAACTATTAATACATTGGTGAACGAGAATCCCAATGAGGTTATTGATTCGTTCAATGAGGTCAAGTCATTTTTGGAGGGTATTACTGATACGGAAAACCTTGCTTCCATGCTTGCTGCACTGGAATCAAAAATCACCGCAAAGATACCTACCAAACTTTCCCAGCTTAATAATGACGGAAATTTCGTACAGGACGAAAATTACGTGCATACCGATAACAACTACACAACCGAAGAGAAGGAAAAACTTGCAGGACTGGAAAACTATGATGATACGGCGATTACCAAAAGCATCAATGATGAAGTTACTCGCTCAAAAGCTGCCGAATCCGCATTATCCGGCAAACTTGATGAACTTTCCAAAGTAGCCCTTGCCGATGTAGGTTATTTCGCTATTGAATATGGGGATGAAGAAACTACTTCACAGGCTGACCCGGCTGTCACAATCATAAACCAGCCCTACTATGATTATTTTATGTCCAAGTGGGAAGCTGCCAATAAACCTTGCGAGAAAAAACTGGACGGTACTGATTTCGCTTACTTACAGGATGATGTAACGCTACGTGCTGATGGTTCTGAAAGCCATTTGGAAGATGCTGATTATTTCCAAGGCGCGGAAATGATTAATTTTAATATCTCTTATTTCTATGATGCCATCAATAAAAAATCAAGAGTGTTTTTCAATTTGGATAAGGAGGCTCCATGCGGTTATCATAGATTTATTCCTTATGAAAGTATTATCATGCCTAGATACAACCAGTATGTTGTAGACGGTAAGATAAAGACTTGCAGCAATTATCAGGTCATAAACAACCAATCCGTACAGGATTTCTGTAACGTACTGGCTGCTACTTCTGCTGATATGCTGGGATATACTTGGTGGCAGAATGTATGTCTTGCATGGTTGGCTGTCGCTAAGTATCAGACAAGAGATATACAGGCTAATCTTCCGGGTATGACAACAGGACAGGATACCTATGGTAGCTTCAAGAACGGTCTTTTGGATTCCAAACAACAGGCTACAGGGCAATGGACTGTTACCGCTACAAGATACAGTAATACTGTTGCTGGTGAAGTGGCTACGGAGAACTTCGAGTTTAAACCTTATAAGCTGTGGTGGTGCGAGAATTTGCTGCACGGTGATGCTTGGATACGCTGTTTCGGTGGTATTACCAAGGTAATTGATGGAAAACGCTATCTCTATTTTACCCGTGACCCAGAAGTCGCTTCTGTAAAAACTACGGTGGACAGTAACGACTATACTAAATTTGAGGATAGAGTAGAAGTCGCTCGAAATCTTACAGAAGGTAACTATATTAAGAAAATCAACGGCATGTTCCCTGTTCCATTAATCAACAATGGAAGTAGCACTACTTGTTTCTGCGATGGGCAATGGGGGTGCAACACTCAGGGCGACAACAATATCCCGCTTGTGGGTGGGACTGCGGGCGACGCCGCTTTTTGCGGCTTGTTCGCTCTGGCCTTGAACTCTGCGGTTTCTCATCGGCACGTGACCTTTCGGGTTCGGGCTACGTTGAAAAAATAGGTTCTCCTTGAGAACAATTGATAAAGTTTGGAGTAATAACAATATATAATACGCAAGATATGAGCGAACACGAGGTGAATGGCCTTCCCGATTGTGGGTGCTAATGCGAACAACGCCGCTATTTGCGGCTTGTTCGCTCTGAACTTGAACAATGCGGTTTCTAATCGGAACGTGAACAATCGGGTTCGGACACATAGAATATGAAAATTAAGATAAACATTTGTTTTAGAATAAAAATTAGAATGGCTGTTCATCTTGGCAAGTGCCAAATGAAACTTTTCGCCGCTTTTAACCGTTTAGTAGGCATCAACTTTGAATGTTGGAGTAAGTCCGAAAGACCCTTGGGGTGGTAACTACGTAGAAATTATGAAAAAGGTTGGTCTATTGAAAAAGAAGTTCTTCTCTATGGAAAGACTGGTTGCTATTGTTGAGGATATGCACAAAAAATCTTCCCACTGGAATAAGTATCTTCGTGAGGAATGGAAGGAATTTGATAACAGTATTTCCAAGAATCTCCAAGATTTGTATAATGACTTGAAATATGGTACTTACAAACACGGAGGTTATTATGTGTTCAAGAAATTGGACAGTGGTAAAATCAGAGTTATCCACTCCGCTTCTCCTAGAGATAGGATAGTAGACCAACTCCTAGCCGATATATTGGAATTTGTATTCATGCCCAAACTACAGCGAGGGCATGTTTACGGTTCTATTAGAGGACTGGGGCAACATAAGTGTAGACTGCGTGCTATAAATAGAATCCGCAAACAGGAAAAGGATATATTTGTCGGCTCTGCTGATATAATGCAATATTATCCTACTTGTAATCCGGATACAATAATTAAGGTCCTGTGCAAATACATCAAAGATAAATGGGTTATATCATTAAGTAAGGAATTTCTGTCATTGGGGTATGTTGTGCTAGGAAATATCTCGTCTAATATTTTGGGTCATATCAATTTGCTGGATATTGATTATCAGATTGTACGAAAGTTCAAATGTGACTATTTGAGGTTTTGTGATGATACGATATTCATTAGCGATAATAAACAGACCGTTAGGAGTGCTATCACCTATTACATACAAAAAGTTACGGAGGGTGGTCAGACTGTTAAACCTAACTGGAGTATTAATAAAGTTTCTGATAAGAATATGGTGGACTTTTTAGGTGTCCGAATAGGTACTACTCATAGGAAACTTCGGAAACGGAACAGGAAAGAAATCGAAAGCCGGCTCTTTACATTAAGACGCTCTTCCGATTACTTTGAATGTGAACGTTCTTGGGCAGGAATGAACGGTAGCTTCAAGAACATTAATATGTTTAACTTAATAAATTATTGGAAAGATGTCTATCCAGACTTTTTTGACAGATTACAGTGGGCAAAAACAGCCCACGCTAGTGCTGCTGCGTACAAACGGAAGCACCGGAAAATGGAGATTGAACTTCAATCAGCAAAAGATTGCAGAACCTACAAAATCCTTTTCTTCGGAAATGCCGGATTCAACCCCGACGGAACAATGGCAATGCTGTTTCGTACCATCGGACAACACAAGAGGTGTTGAGGCTTCTATTGGTGAGGCTCCTAACTGGTACTCTTTTGTTCCTTACCTTAGATTGGGAGGGCTTAGTGATGAAGAGATAGAAAATATCAAAACCGAATATAACGAGTTTGTTTTAAACAATCCGGATATTTTTATCTTTTAGGAATTTGCTATGAAGAAATAATGTAGTATATTTGAAAATAAAAAGCAACTATTATGGGAAAAAAGGATACTAACGAGGTTCAATCAGTACAGGAGAAGAAAAATAAAACAGTTCATAATCGTGGTAATTTCCGCATGGAGTTGTCACATAATGGAAAAATTTATGTATTTCTTCCGGGTAAGACTACTATTGTGCCTAGAGATATGGTAATTCCCACGGACCTTAATAATCTCCATGTAGAGCAATGAACAAGATTATCGACAGCTTGGAAGTGATGTGTGAAAAAGATAATCCGCAGGATAGGAAACTTCTTTTGCTCGCCCATTTGGTACAGGATTCTGTAAAGGGTCTTACAGAACGCCAACAGGAGTTGCAGGGAAGCCTTACTGAAACAAACAAGAAACTGGACAGTGTACTTGAGGCTATAACCAAGTACAAAAAAGATATGGACAATTGTCCTGTTTACGGTAATAAGGAATTGTTTGACAAAGTAAAATTCCTTATTAGGAATCCTAGGCTGTCATTGTTTCTTTTCTTGGGCATCATTTCCTTGCTGTCGGGATTATTCGGTTCAAGCGTTATCAGTATATTAAAATTAATATTTGGCGTATGATAATGAAAAAGAATATTACGATTATTCTGGACCCTGCACATGGTGAGGATGTTCCGGGTAAACGCTCTCCCGATGGTGTTCACAGGGAATACCGATGGAGCCGTGAGAGAGTAAGGGAGTTGAAAGTCATATTGGAGGCTATGGGTTATGAAGTTTATAAGACTACCGATTCTGAAAACGAGCCGGGTCTTTCCAAACGGAAAAATTTCGCTTCCAGTCTGAAATCTGACAAACCCAAGCTGTTGTTATCCTTGCATAATAATGCGGCTGGAAATGGTTCCGCATGGATGAACGCACGCGGAATCGCTGTATATACAAGCAAGGGAGTTACAAAATCTGATGTATGTGCTGATTTTATTATTGAACAATTCAAGAAGGACTTTCCCGAATTTAAAATCAGAATGTACAGGGCTGTAAATCTTGAAAAGGATTTCGAGGAAAATTTCACCGTTCTTATGGGGAACGGCTATATGGGTGTATTAATTGAATGGTTGTTTCAAGACAATAAAGAGGATGTCAAAGAACTTCAATCCTATCGTACTAACAAGAGGTTTGAAGATTCACTCGTAGAAGCTATCGAATCAATAAACGGCTATTTCGGAAAAGATGAAAAATAAGAAAGTTGTGATATTATTTTTGGCTGCATTAACTGTTTGTGCATTTATATTTATTATATTTGTGCCAAAGAGTAGTGTTACCCCCAGTTCTCCACAAATAACCTATGAGGAATATCTGGAGAAAATAAAGGTTCTGAATGACACTATTCAAGAACTTAAAGGTGATGTAGCTAAATTTGAGGCTGAAATGTTGCTCTTGAAGGAACAGCGTAAAGTCTTGGAACAACAAATCGAACTAATCTTGAAGGAATATGAGAAAAGTGATTCTGCTATTGCTAATGGTGATTGGGAGTACAATATTAGGTTTCTCTCAGAATACTTATCCGAGATTGATTCATCTCGGACCCGACACACTACTGGCGATAACCCGTCAACAGCTCATTAACATTAACCATACAATAAATAAGGCTATCCATTTGGAGAAAACTAACAAAATTCTCCAGATGGATTTAGCTATTTCTGATTCCCTCTCTTATTTTCAGAACAGTATTATTGAAAAACAGGACTCTATCATATCCACTACTGAAAGAAAGTACATGGAAACCACCGCATTATCAGATGATCTACAGAAACAAATCGCCTATAATAAAAAACGGTACAAGAGAAACCTGTATAAAGTGGGAGTTGGTGCAACACTTTTGGGAGTTGTCCTAGGAGTGATTTTTAAATAGAAAACTAATTTTAAAAACAAGAAAAATGGCAAACGTAGGTTTAACAATTACCGAGGGTGTAAACAATGGTGTTTCCCCTTTTAGAGATGCTTCCAAAAGAAACATTGGTCTTGCCGGACAGTTTAACCGTGGTGGTGCTTTCAAGGCTACCAAGATTACTTCTATGGAAGATTTCAATGTGATTTTCGGAGGACAGAATGACGCTTTTTATGGACCTCGTATTGTTAAGAGTATCTTTGATGAAGCAGGGGACGCACCTGTTACCCTTTACCTTGCCAGAATGGTGGCTGTAACCGCAAAAGCTGCTACGGCTACTGTGAATCTGGATTCAAGTTCTTCGGTAACTATGGTGGTAAATGCTGCCTACAAGGGTACTCCGGACCCAGGAGCTTGGGCTAACGGAATCACTGTTACCCTGTATTCCTACGGGTCACTGGTAAGAGATATGTTCTCTCTTATCGTACAATACAAGACCAATACTCCCGAACAGTACAATTATGGAACATTGGCTGAAATTCAGGATGCGGTAAACAAAGTAAGTAAATACGTTACAGTTACTTTCAATGGTGAGATTGAGAAGATGAAGTTCAAGGATGTGACCGGCACTGTAACTGCCAATACCTCAAGCAATGAGGTTACAGGTTCAGGAACTACATTCACTTCACTTAAAGCCGGAAATGTTCTGTATGATTCCAATGGAAAACTCGTAGGAACCATTGCGGCGATATCCTCTGCAATCAAACTCACACTTACCAGCCGTGCCATTACTGCTGTGAAAGGGGCTTCTGTAAAAGTGCGTGAGGACAGTACATTCGTAGCTAAACTTGCTAGCGGTGTTGACGGTGATATTTCAGAGAACGACTATAAGCCGGGAGGTACTACCGACAGTCCTACAGGTCTTGCTGCATTTGACGGATTTGACGTTCAGATTATCGGAGTAACCGAATATCATTCACTTTCTATGGCTAAAGTTCTGCATACTTATTGCAAAGACCAGAAAAACGCTATAGGTATCTGTAATCTTCCGTTGAATGCTGATGAAGGTACTGCTGAATTGTACGCTATGGAGTTCCAGACTTCGGGAATCAGTTACCTGTGCAGTTACATGGGATGGTGTACAGTTCCGGATGATAGTGGAAATCCTGTTATGATTCCTGTAATGGGTCCTGTTCTGGGTGCAGGATTTATCCGTACTCCTTATTTGCAGGGTGACTTTATCCATATTCCACCGGCAGGTATTGATTCCCTGTTCAACAATGTTATGGAAATGATTCCACAGAGATTGTCACAGACAGTGATAAACAAGCTGGTTCAACAATTCTCATGTAACATTATCCAGTACGTTGAGAATACGGGATATTATATTGGAAGTTCACGTACTTATTCTACGAATGACCTGCACAAGAGTATTCATGTCAGATTGCAGACTTCCTACTATGTGCGCTCTCTTAATTCCAAGATGCGTTTCTTGGAACAGAAACCGAATACTCCCGAACTTAAACGTGAAGCTCTTGTGGAAGCCAGAAACTTCTTCAAGACTGAATATGATAACGGTGCTTTGGAAAGAAGCGTTGACTTTGACACTGCATACCAAGGTATCTGTGACAAGAGCAACAATCCTAGCACACAGGATAGAAAATTGCTTAACATTGATATTTTGTGGATACCTACCGAATGTACGGAAAGCGTCCATATCTCATTGTTAAGAAATGACAGTGTATTAACAACAACGGAAACGGAGGAATAATATGAAACCGCAGAAACCACAAGACATATATGTAGCCAACGGGTGGTACTTGAACATTCCCGTTCCCGGCATTATGAGTGATGCCATCTTTGAAACCTTGGAAGGTATGCAAAAACAGTCGGGTACGGTAGAAACCGTAGATGCAGGAACAAACCGTAAATACAAGTTCTCCACGCAGTTGACTGACTACGGGGAAATGACACTTACCCGTTCATATCAAGGTAACGCTACAGACCGTGCACTGGAAGTATTGGTAAACCAGATGATTGAGAACGGACTTAAGTTGCCCGTTCAGGCTGTCAAGATGCACAACGGAAAGGAAGTGTTCACTATCGTATTCGAGGGATTCAGATTCCTGTCCGCAAATTATCCTACGTTCGATATCGCAAGCGAAGAGAAATTCACAGTTTCTTACGGGGCTACCTGTGACGGTTGGGATATCATTCCTGTAGGTGCATAAATAGTAACTAACTTAAAAACACTAATCGTAATATGGAAAATTTATTCTTTGAACTACCCGTAGGATTGAGAATCAACGGTGAGATTCATACAAACGTAGAACTGTTATCGACTAATGGTGTTGCTGAGAAGATATTTTTAAAAAGATTATCTGAAAAACCCTATACTTGGCAGGGAAATGTCGTTTCCGCAGCCGTTAAAAGTATAGGGAATATTCAGATTGGAGCCGAAGTACGCAAGAAATATCTTGAAGAAGGCTCTGTTACTATTCCGAATGCCGTTAGAAAGTTACCCATGTCCGAAATCAATACTCTTATGGTAGAGATTCACAGAAGGGTATGGGTATCTTTCTTTCCCAAACAGGAAATAATCTGCAAGTATTGCGGTAAACGTCTGCTTGCGGATATTGATTTGGACAAAATTGATTATCTGCCGGAAGTGAAGGAAAGAATGGAAACCATGACCAACTACGAAGAGATTCCAGTCAACTTGAAACGAGGTTTCCGTCCTCCCGTTCTATCGAAGATTACAACAAAGGAAGAGTATGCAGGCATAACTGAGCGTACATATAATCGTTTCGTGTTCAGACCTCCATTGCTTGAAGATGCCATAAACCACGAGAAATATTTTACTGATAGCATAGGTTTCTGGCGACGTATTGCAATGAGTTGTCTTGAAAGAATCGAATGTGTGGACAAAAAGGGAAAGGTAACTGACGTGCTCCCCTCTGAATTTCATACCTATTACGGACTCAAGATATTTAATGAGTATCTGGATGGGATTGACTTGAGAGCTATCCGGAATGAATTGATGGAATATCTTCCTACTCTGCCATTTGCCTACTATGAGCCTTGCGGTTGCTCGGAAGCCCGTGAGATTCCTATGGTGATGGATGTGAGCAATTTTTTCTCGGAATGACGTTTTCTCCGTCTGATTATCACTTTTGGCATAAAGAGTACCCACAGTTTACCCAATGGGCTATTCAAAAGGGTGCTCTTTTTTTACCTAGAGAAACTGCGGAGGAACAGGATAATCAGTATGATTTAACGTCAAAGGCATATATTCTTATGAAACGTCTGGGTCAGGACTATTCCCGTATAATGTGTATGGATTCTGAGGAAAGGGACAAAATATTCCGTATGGAAATGGAACTTATCAGAAAGGAACAAAAACAAAATGAAGAAAAATAGTTATGGCAATACCTAGAGCAACATCGGGCAACAATTCCCAATTCACTTATGACTTCGGAATTACCATAGCCCAAAGTACAGTAAATAAATTGGTAAGGCTGACTGGTGCTACGCTTACGCTGGCATCGGCCTTTTATGCTTTAAGGACCAATGCTGAAAAGTACGTTGACACATTACGGGAAAATTCTCTCCGCTTCGGTGGCATCCTCTCCACCATGAAAGCTATGGAGGCTGCTCAGAACAGACTTATAAAAGGACAATCCTTTTTCTCTGTGGACGACCAGTTACGTGGAATGAACTCCCTTATGGCTGTGGGCGTGAAAGTAGGTGAGAACTTCGAGTTCATAAACAAGGCGGCACATGCTACGGGAAAATCCTATGCACAGTTCGCAAATGCCATATCACAGGGAATACAAGGAAACATGCAGGCTCTAGTCGATATGGGGCTAATGACACAAAGGTCAACAAGGTATTTTGAAAAATACCGTGCCAATACCATACAACGGCAACAAGCGGTACTTAATTTCGTGAAACAACATAAAGGATTACAGGAGTTAATCAAAAACGACTTTCTCACAATACAAGACCAAATGAAAAGGTTGAATGCCAATATGAAAGGCTTCCTTACTGGTATTGTGGGAAAACCGAATGACCCTAACAGCCTTTACGGTCAGACAGTGGGTGCACTTAAATCCGTGGCTGATGCTTTCGCACGAAATTACCAAAGTATCGTACAATACGGAAAAGGTGTGGGCATAGTTCTCGGTTGGGTCGTCCGCCAAATCGGTCACATAATGGTGTGGTTGGGCAGACAGGCTAAACAGGCGGTAAATTTTATTTTCGGTACGAGTGAAACCTTTGTTGAAAGAATGAGGACGCTTGTGGTTGTTCTGGAGTTCTGGAAATTGCGTGTCGTTTCATTCTTCAAGACATACAAGGATGAAATAAAGACAGTCCTTAAGCTGCTTATCGCATATCAGGCTTTGAAGAGCGTATTTGTCATAAGTAGTGCGGCAATCGCTTCCGCAAAGGCTTTTAGTGCTGCACTGATGGCGATTCCGTTATTTGGTGGAAAACGTGGTGTCACATTGACACTGGGCAAATACCTTACAACATTCTGGAGCAGACTGAAACTTATCTCCCGTATTCTTACGCAGACAGGATTCAAGGCTGCACTTGATACGTTGTTCAGCATAATGAAAATTACCGCTACGGGAAAATTTGCCAGTGGAATAGGACGTTCTCTTCTCTTTGTTGTTTCAATACTGAGAAATCTCCCATCCATAATAACAGCCGTATGGACCGCTTTAAATGCTACCAATCCTGTAGGCTGGATATTGTTGGCTGTATCTGCATTTACCGTTTTGTACGTAAAATGCGAGAAGTTCAGAAACTTCATAGACCGCATTTTCTCCAGTATAAAGGAATCAATACAGATTGTATGGAACTCCTTTGTATGGTTGTTTACCCAAGTAAGAATCGGGTGGCAAGGATTGAAAGACGGTTTTATCAATTATGTCATAGACCCTGTTTCCGAAGCGGTGAAAGGTCTTATCCCCAATATAAACGCCATGTGGGATGCATTTAAGAACAACTCTGTTGTAAAGTGGATGAGGGAAAACATCATAAACCCTATCGGTAAGATAAACAAGTTTATCATGCCTATGGTAAAATGGGCGGCAGGAACTCTTAACCCTGCTATCGGTGCGGTGGATTTTTTCAGAAACACTGATTTTCTACGGAACACTAACAGGGATATTGCTGATGCTGCCCGTGATTTGGCAAACAAGCATGGTTTTGGTGACTATACTTGGGGTGGAAATTCTGTAACTCCTACGGATTCAGTACCTACACCTAACCCGATTATTTCAGGAACTCCACCTGTAAGTCAGAACACTACTGAAAACCAGAGTGTAGTATTGGGAAATGGGGCGGTACAGATTATTGTCCAAAAGGGGGAGAATATTGATGAAAGACGCCTTGCACAGGAGATAAGGCGTATTCTTAGTGATATTCAACGTGATAACAGAATAAGAGGAGGTGTATAATGCCGGAAATATTTTCATCTACAATGTTCAGACCGTTCTACTCCCTTTTCCGGAGTGGAACGTCAAATGCTTTTTCGGGTGACTCCGGAAGAAACCACAGAGGTTACACGCTTACACGTGGGATAATAATCAGTTCCGAGGATTTGAAAAAAAGCCTGTGGGAAAAGGGTTATTTCTTCCAGTTCAACCCACAGACCATATCCGACAATAAGTCTACCGAATATGAGGTACGTCCTTATGCCGGATTGCCATACAATGATTATAACTGGAGCAATGGGGGTGAACGGATAATAAGTTTCCAATTGTTTTTGGATGATACTCCGCAAAGCCATATTGCCACTTTCCGTCCGGATGTTCTTGCCGACCAGATTGACGGAACCAGTACCAATAAGAACGCTTTCCAGTGGACCAGTTCGGGAGCGTATTCCCGTACACGTGCGCATGAGAGAGGGGTGCTTGACAAAGTGGAACTGTTACAGTCTTTCCTCTATCCAGCACCAGTGGATAATGAGGAAACCCCCAAATTCGCACAGGGAGGAGTTGTTTCAATGAACCAGTTCAGACCACCGGCTACGCTTGTGTTCGCACTGGGTCCGATATACTTGGAAGGTGTTTTGAAAAGCGCTCCTGTAAATTACACATTGTTCGATTCGGACCTTACGCCCATAAGGGCAACGGTGGATGTGGAAATAGGAGTGTTTGAGTACCAGAGTTTAACACATATAATGATACCCGAAAAATGATAAACCCTAATTTTTATAATACTAAGAACCTTGTTTCCCAGTTTTTGGGGGGCAAGGTTTTGCATTATCCCGTAAAGGATAAAAGCATAACTTATGAGTGGTACAACTACGTTATAAAGGCTCACGAAAATCTGTACACGATAGCCGCAAGGATTTTCGGTGACGGTCTTGAATATATGTGGACGTACATTGCGGATAACAACCCACCACGTATGCCCGATGATTGGAAAACGGGTGATATTATCCGGCTTCCCAGAGTGATAATAAGAGATAGTGATATTCTAACAACAAAATACAGCAATGTTCCAACCGATACAACCTCAGTTTAAGATTCGTCTTTACCCACGTGACAGCCGTCCGCAAGGTAATGACAAGTTCTCTTCCAAGGGATTGAGATACAATGCCGATAAATTCGCTTCCTATATGGACATAGAGGAATGTGTCGCATATCCTGTGGTATATGAGGAAACCGCGGATTTGATTAACAAGCTGACGTTTACAGTTGACAAGCACGCGGATGTCCTTATTTACCGTATGTTCCTAGGAATGTGGATTGTCCTTTTCGGTGGTTACTACGATGGTGACGGTAAAGGAGTGCGGAAAGTTTTCTCCGGCACTGTCACACGTATATACCTTGACTGTCCGGATAACGGTAAAATACGTTTCCGGGTAGAATGTATGGGGTACTCGTTTAACCAGATGGGAAAGGACACCTACAATAATTTCACTTATCCCGACCCTAATAGCAAACGTCCTTTTGCCAAAGGAAGAACAACCATAACGTTGGAAAACCTTATACGCGGAATAGTGGAAGAGTGTGGTATGGTAGTGGGCGAAATATCGCTGCCCTCTGCAAAAGCAGGGGAAACATTCACTTCCACATATATTAGGTATCAAAAAAATATCTCCGATTGGAAATTCTTGTTATCTTTGGCAAAGTCCTATGGATGCACAATATGGACGGAGGTTCGTGACGGTACGGAATACTTCTATTTCGTGGATATAAACAGGGCTGCGAATACGATTAATGATGAGATTTCATTTGTATATCCTTTGCAGGGTGACAAATTGAAAGTGGAAAATGTCAACGCTTCCGAAGTACAGAGATTTTCCGACACAAGGTGGAACCGTCCACGTATAATGAGAAGCGTTTCCGTTACCGAGGATATAGACCAAGCCAATGCGGTGGTTCGTTCATCCTATGATGTGGATTTGGAAACTGGTGACGTTAAAATGCAGGTAAGTGAAATCGGTGAGGAAGACGGCAGAAAAGTTATCTATATGTATGAACTTGATGAAGCCAAGGTTGAATACTTAAACCGTACCAATCCCGAACTGGCTGACAAGATACGTAATTCGGGAATAACCGATATGAAGTGGAGCAGTGGCGTTCCCATTAAACAGGAATCACCCGAATATGCACGTTACTATTACAAGCAGACCAAGAGTGTGGATGTGGAAACCGCTGTTTTTGACCGTGCGTTTTTCGGAATAACCGTGGAAGCTACGGTTAATCAGGATTTGGATATACACTCCCAAAGGTCTTATCCGATACGCGGAATACTACGGTATGACACAACAAACCATACCAGCCGTTATTTTTTAAGAGCCTTGCGCCATGTGTGGGATTCCAGTGGAACCAGTACCGAATTAGAATTTATACGATGATTGAATTTTACAGACTTACAGGAAAAAGTGACGGGGACAGAATACAGGTAAAGGCCCGTACAGGTGAGGAAATGTACGCACCCATGATTAATGTGGGTACGTCCACTTCCGTACCTACGCAGAAATGGCTGATGGAGAACAAAGACAACTTCATCGCCCTTGTTTCTTATGAGAGGGATTCTTTTTCCCGTCCGCTTATTATAGGATTCTATCCTGTCAAGGGTGCGAAATCTTCTGATTTTGACTTAATGCTCAAGGTTATGAATCTGTTTGATAATCTCCTAGACCAACTTTTACAGGCAAAGACCAATACGATGATGGGTCCGCAGATGTTCTTCCCGGATACCATACAGAAAATACAGGAAACCAAATTGAAACTGGAAGAACTTAAACAAGAACGCTTAGAGATAAACAAATAATGGAAACTGTTACATTGTTATACGAGGATTATCAGAAGGAACTTGCAGAGGATTTCAAGAACACCTTTTTAAAGCGTGCTTCCGATACCGATTCAAGCAGGTCTAATGATACGGTCATTGACGAAGTTACAGATATGCTGTCAACCAACATAGCCGTATATACGGAAAAACTTCTCCAGCGATGGGGATTCTCTTCCGGCGGTGAAGGTGGTGGCGGTGGTGATGTTACCGTAACTCTTGATGATTTGTTGAAAAAATACCTTTCGGATAACTACGTCACAATAAAGGGCGACCAAGAAGTTTTCGGTGAAAAGGACTTCCGTAAGGGAATACGTATTGCAGGAAGAAGATTATACTGGGATGAAGGTAATGACGCACTTGTAATTGAAGGTGCTGCATATACTACCCGATGGTTGTCCGCTAAAGGAGTGTCACCGGGTGGTGGTGGTGGAGGTGCAGGAAGTGGGGGTGCTGCTGCCATGTACCAATTGATAGATGTAAGCCCTAATGATACCAAGGATGCCGTACTCGGTGCGGAAAAGGATTATGTACTTACATTTGACGGGAGTTTCTGGAGAGGTATGCCCAATAAGGGAGGTCTTTCCAGCAAACTTTTTACTGCCCTTGACAAAGAGGGGAACGAAGTGAATCCGGATGATGAAAATGCGGAAATATATGCCATACGTGCCAATTATGCGCTATGGTCTGTGGACTGGATTTCCGCAAAGGGAAAATCTTCCGGCGGAAGTGGTGGCGGAGGTGGTCTTATCAGTCTTGTCTATGGGTTTGAATCACTGGGAGGAACATTCGATAACAACGACAATACGGCTACTTTCAATGCTTTTACCATAAATGAGATTTGGAAACTTGCAAGTTCAGGACTTACCAATGTAACAGTAACAGGTTCGGGTAATGCAGTTACCGATGTAACCAAAGGTTCTGATGGACGCTCCCTTACTTTTACCAAGGGGAATATGTTCGCTTCCAAATCGGAATTTGACGCACTGAATACGAAATTTAATGATTTTTTGACAGGCAGCGATGCGGATGATATCATAAACAAATGGTCTGAACTTGAGGTTTTCCTACAGGGCATGAAGGAGAGTGATAACCTTGCGGTTATTTTGCAGAGTAAAATGGATAAGTCTGCATTCAACAAACTTTTCTCCGCACTTGATTCGGATGGTAACGAGATAGACCCGTCCGATGATACAAAAACCGTAGCTGCCATAAGGGCTAATTTCGGTTTTTGGGGCGTTGACTATGTTTCCGCCAAGGGTGTTTCCAAGGGAAGCGGTGGTACTGGTGGGGCTTCTGCGCTGTACCAATTGGTTGACGTACTGGCTAATGATACGGGTGATGGTGTTGATGGTGCTGTTGCCGGAAAAGCACTGGTATTTGACGGTACTCATTGGAAAGCGGCTGATGCTGGTCTTAATGAAAGCCAGCTTTCCGCATTTCTGTCACTTAACGGATATCTTACACAGACTGCTGCCGATGGGAGATATGTAACGTCGGCACGAAAAGTAATTGCCGGAACAGGTCTTTCCGGCGGTGGCTCACTTACTTCTGATGTAACCCTGTCACTGGGTACTTCGGGAGTTGTTGCAGGTACATATACCAAGGTTATGGTTGACGTTTACGGAAGAGTTACTTCGGGAACCAGTCTTTCCGCTACAGATATACCTAGTCTTGACTGGTCTAAGATAACAACAGGCAAACCTACCACATTGGCAGGATACGGTATTACCGATGCTTATTCTAAAACCGAAGCTGATGGAAAATATGTAACCATAGCTACGGCTCAGACTATAAGTGGGGCTAAGACTTTCTCGGCGGTTACAAAAACCGCAAGCGTTCTTCCAAGTGCGGATGCAAATTCCGAACTGGGAGGTACTGCAAACAGATGGAACAACATATATTCCGTAAATGGTACTTTCTCCCAGAATGTAACGGCGAAACTTCTTTCCGCTTCCGAAACATTGCAGATTGGAGATGCTTATCTGAAATGGGATTCAACGAATAATGCGGTTTATGTGATTAAAAAGGACGGTACGACACCAGTTGGATTCTATTCTACTGATTGGTTGTCTGCCAAGGGTGTTTCTATGTCCGGCGTTCAGACAGGAACTCTTGCCGACCTTACCGATGTGGAGATAACCAATCCTACAAACGGTCAGGCGCTGAAATATGATGCCATTTCACAAAAATGGGTAAACGGGACCATTGATTCATTCAACGTAAACCAGATGTGGACTGAACTTACTAAGGCTGATTCAAGTAAAGTCATAGACGCAAGTCATATACCGACTTCGGTACTTGATAACAGATGGGTGAAAAAGGCTGGTGATACCATGACTGGAACTCTTACATCCGCTTCTACCACTGGCTCCATTATATTCAAGGGGTTGGAAAACTGTGATATCACCAATATCTATACAAATAATGGTACTCTATATAGCGATACCAACCTTGCAATAAGAAACGGATTAAGGTTCAACTGGTATGACACATATTGGTATATAGGTAATCTTAGAGGAGTAGGAACAAATTCAAGTGGCTTCGGTATTGCAAATGAATCTAATAAGTTATGCTTGCAAGTTACTCCAGATTATACCACAGCACCAGTTTTCAGGTCATCTGCTTCCCAAGGTACAGCACCTTTAATTGTTTATAGCACTACACAAGTAAGTAATTTGAACGCTGACCTGTTAGACGATAAACATGGAGCATACTATCAGAACCGTGTGTATGATACTTTTGTTTCACAGTATACTAAATATGACTATATAGAATTTTTGAGGTTTGTTATTCCTGGCGGACAGAATCAGTTTCGTGCTTATGTAGTATTTGATTTGTGTAGAGCAGAAACGGGTAATGAATCTAGCGGACGTGCAGTGCTTAGATTACGAAGAAACGCTGATAATACAGCAAGTACTCTTTTTTATGTTACTAACTTCGGACGTAGTACTCTTCCAGAATTAAGATGTACAACGGATGATGGTATAACATGGAGAATATGGATGAAATGTAATAAAAGTGGCTATGACCCATATATTGCAGTCAAGATAGTTGAGCAATATCCTTATGGGTATGTAACTACGCAAAATAATGGTACTACAGGAACACCTGAGGGAACAAGATATGTTTTTACTGCTTTATCGGCAGGAATTTCCAATGCAGCTAATTTTCTTGTTAATTCCCGTACCCTTTGGGGACAACCTTTCAACGGCACGGCTAATGTAAGCGGTGATATGACAGGTGTGGGAAGTATCACCATGAGCGGTGACTTGAAGATAGGAAACGCCACTTCTCCCAATACCATATATTTCTACGGAACTACGGGAGATGAACCAGGCGGTTATAAACATACGTTCATTGCTGAAAGACTTTGGGGAGGTACGGAAAGTAGTGAGCTGGTATTATTCAAAGGGAACGATATAGGCAATGGTACAGATGCCATAACCGCAGGTAGTTCGGGACCTGACAGAATAAGACATATTGCTGCTGCCCATTTATTCCAGACTTATACAACAGCATTATCAGGCTCGGTAGAGAGTGTTTGTACAAGCTCTGCTTTGAAGAACTTATTCAGCATAGCTTCAAACAGGGTCATAAGCTATGTTCAGTTACAATCTACCATAGCAAGTGGCGTTGCTCCGTTTATTGTGGCAAGCAATACGGTTGTAAGTAACCTTAACGCGGATTTACTTGACGGGCAACATCTGTCCGACCTTGACGGAAGATATGTCAATGTAACCGGAGATACTATGACAGGTGATTTGGCTATGGATAATACCAAAGGATTCAAGATAGGTTGGTCAACAAGAGTGGCTAAAAATTCGGGCGTTTGGATTCATGGTGGCGCGGACGCAGCTTCCTCAACCGATGCAAATTTGCGTTTCGCATCATTGTATGGAATAGGTTGGTATCCTACGATAGATACTGCCAGTGGTGTCAGACAGGGAAACAATGCCATGTGGTTGAATGTTAGATATGGAAATCTTAATGTTGCAGGCGGTATTAAAGAAAGCACTATATGTATCGGAAGAGTAAACAGTAGTGGTGAGTATGATGCTGCCTATACTGGAGAGATAAACAGATATGACCATCATCTGTTCCTACAGCACCATTCGGGAAAATATCTGATTATGTGTACTGGTGGAGGATTGGCAGGTATCGGTACTAACTCTCCGGGCGAAAAATTACATGTTGCAGGTAACACTAGAACTGACGGATATTTCAGGTCTACTGTAGGTACAGGCACACAGCCTTACCAATGTTCTTCTACTACATTGAATACCAATTTAAATGCAGACTTGTTGGATGGTTATCACCAGACAGCATTTAGTATGGGCTGGACTTCTTCAACTAAATATAGGCTTGATAGATGGGGAGGTGGTCAAGATAAGAACTGGAAGAAGATAGTAACCTATGTTAATACAGATGGAGGACAATATCAAGGCTGTAAAGTCAAAGGCACAATTTACTTTATAACAGGTAATCACAATCAAGGGCACGTAGTGGATATACCATTTGAAGCGATAATGTATGCTTATGGTAGTACTGCAAACTCGATGTTAAATCAAAGCACTTTATATCTTCCTCCTTATTGTAGTTGGGATTTGATTAGAATAGTCAGATATGCTAATAATAGTTGGGAAGTACAGGTAAGGCAACCTAGTGATTGGACTAATATAAGTCTTGAATATACAGTAACTGAGAATGGTGGTGGCAGTGTATCAGCAGGACAGTTTGCTAATACTTCTTATTCAAGCACTGTGGCTAATAATTATAACACTAATGTTAGTAGACCTACTTCAAGTCGTATAACGTATGCGGATAGACTAACCACAGGACGTACTATCAACGGTACTACTTTTGATGGAACAGCCAATATCACCACATCATATTGGGGAACGACAAGAACGTTCTATACGAACAGCCATGATTCCTACAGAGCAAGTTCAGGAGTGAATGTGAACGGGTCAGGTAATGTTACCTTGCTCCTGCCTAATTCCATAAGATGCTCCGATTGGTTCAGAAGTACGGGAAATACAGGATGGTATCATGAAAACTATGGAGGTGGATGGTATATGACTGATAGTAGTTATATACGTAATTATAACTCTAAAATATTACGTATTCAGACTGACAACTATGAAACTATTCGGTTAGTAAGAACTAGTAGTTCTGGAGGATGCTCCATAGCCTTTTATAATGGTGGAGGAACTTTCAGAGGTCAGTTCGGTATGAATGCGGCTAGCTGGTTCACGTTTGATACTGGCACTGCTACGGCCAATAAAAATGTGGTTGAAATATCTTCTGCTGGTGGAATACACTCTAAGGCGGAAATAACAGCCAAGGCTAGTGGTTCTGACATCAGACTAAAGAAAGACATTCAGAATTACAATGCTATGGACATTATAAATAAGTTTAGGTCTGTGAAATATCATTGGAATGATGTTGCCAAAGCTAACTCGGAGGTATATAATAATGATTATGACCAGTTTGGTTTGATAGCACAAGACCTTATAGCAGGGGGATTTGAACAATGGGTAAGAGATGTATTCCACGATTATTATACGGTTACTTATGAAAGATTAATTCCTGTTGTATGGAAGGGGTTGCAGGAAGTGGATGATGAAGTCACAAAGTTAAGGAAAGAAGTGGTTAGACTTAACAAGAGAATTTCCGAACTTGAAAAATTCCTGTGTGCATAAATGGGAATCATTTTCTTTTTTCGGATAGTATTGTTATATTTGGAACAAATAAAATTATTGCTTATGAAGAGATTTATTATTTGGCTGGCGAAAGTATTCCATGCGGAATTTCCCAAAAAGGAAGTGGTTAAGGAATACAAGTGGATTCCCCTAGACGGTAAGATTACCGGAAATATTGTCATTGAGGGGAATGTATTGATTGAAGGAAATGTAGAAGTTACAGGTAATGTTACCGCTACCGGATATATTACCGCAAAAGGAACTGATTCTGATATAATTGCACTTTATGAAAGGAATAATTAATTTCGGGCTTCTAGGTATAAGAAGGGTTTTCGGGGGTGTGATGCCGCCTAAGCCATCCATAGACAAATGGGTGAAAGAACACATGGTGTTCTGGTATGATATGTCAAAGCCTGTGGATACATACAGCCAAAACTTTAATGACTGGAGACCGCATTCCTCTGTAAATGCTGATACAATTATAACAAGCACCTCATTTGTTATAACTAGATTTGCTACACTGAACGATACAGTAAAATGCTACATTCCTGACCAAACAAAAAATTTCCCAGGAATGAAAGTGGAAGTGAAAGGTATAGTTGACGGTCAGGAATTATACTGGGGATATAGTGCTGATGTAAAATTAGTCAATATCACATCAGACGGAACCTATGATATTCCGCCATTAGAAACTGTAAACGGTAATTTGTCATTCAGAAACGGCAACATAGTCGGTGCTTGTAACATTACCATTACCCAGCTCCCGTCAGGACAATCCGTTCCCACAAACGAGATACTAAAAGCCAATCCATACCTGCAAGACCATAGCGTAAACAACAGACCGCTGAAACTTAACAATTTCCTGTTCGCGGCAATGAGCGGTGTTGGTGGGTATGATATTTCTAGCACCAATATTCTACCCGATAGAGCAAACGTTACTGTTACAGATAACAGAATTATTCATATTACTAAAAAACTATCCACTACGGATAACATGGTAAACATAGTTCCGGCAAACTCTAACCCAACGCATAAGTTTAAGGTTACAGGTCTTTCTGATGGCAGACAAGTTATTTTGGTAAACAGAAATGGCGGATTTTATACTTTTGACAACGGGGAACATGAGGTGACATTAACCTATCCCGAAGGAACTACATCATTATACAATGCCATAGGAGTTACAGGAAGTGCAGGAGATATGGATGTAACAATAGAGTTTATACCTAGATATCCCAACGCCCTAGTAACTGATGGGGTAGATGATTATGGGCAAATACAGAACTTACAGCATGGCGTTAAGGTGTTGTTTGTAACTATCAATCCGTTTGTTGATGGAAAGTTTATCTATGACCAAAGACTGAATACTACTGAACCTTGGCTGTTTGCCGTATTCAATGACAAAGGTAGTATTGCTTATAATAGTAGGAACTCAAACGGCAAGACCTATATTGATGGAACACTGAATGAATCTACAATAGTTTCCGCTTTGTTAAACAAAAAGCAAATAATCACCATAGTAAACAATGATGTGACAGGTGATAAAACTAAAACTCCTGTATTCTTTAGCAATACTGACCATGATAGCGGATGGATTAGTTCAGCTTTCTACAACTCCATAGGATTCGATTCAGTTCCCACCAAGGAAACTGACGGATTCACCGAGCAGGATTTGATAACTTGGGTTATTGATAATATGATAAATGGAACCCCTCAAAGCGGGGTGTTTCCCTATGTTTTTCCTCTAAAAGTAAATTGACATGGAATTTACAGTTATACCGAAAAGTGATTTGGGTGAAATATTTTCTCCCGAAGAAATAAGTGAGATGCGGCACTCCGTTGACGGAAAAACAATAATGCTGCATTATGAGAAAGTCATGGAGAGGATTCCCATGCTCCTTTCCGCGGATTCTGAAACGGAATTTCCATACCCTGTGTATGAAAGCGGCTCAAAGGAGTTTGAAAATCTTCTGGAATCAAGTAACTGGAACAGTAATAAAGAATAGATTATGTCACATTCAAATGGAAAAATAACCGCCCCAGTGGGAATAGACGCGGATATTGCTCCCGTTCTAGGTGTCGGTAGTTATGATTTGGGGTATTTGTGCTCCAACGCCCACGGTAAGATAAACAAATGGAGCTACATAAAACCCAAAGAAGCCAATACTCCAGATTTCAACAATGCCAATCTTCCGGGTTTTATCTATGATTCTGTAAACAAGACCATAGTGTATGATGTTCCGAAAACATGGTACAGAGCATTAGACTTTGACGGTTACGACCATAATGCCAAGCCTCCTACAATAGATAATGAACTATTACTTAATCCTGTAAGTTCTACTGCTGTAAGATGGACGCTTACAATAACTCCTTACTGGGCAGACCCTAGGTATAACTGGGGAAGTATCTTAGGTGGGTTTACATGGGCTAACATGAAAATAAAGGTAGAAGTTTACAATAAAAACAACGTTCTTGTGGATTCCGGAACATTCACTGTAAGTGATATTGCCGATACAGGAAGGGTTTCCTTGGAATTATTGGGAAACGGTCTGATAGTTTTTGGAGATACATTTGTTTACCTTAAAGGGTATTTCTGTGATTATAACGGAAACGTTCTTTGCATGATTCCCAGTTCTTCGGACGGACTTGTAAGAAAACCCATAGTGGTTACACAGAGCCTATATATCTCTATCGGAGAAATTACAGCCAATGCTTCCGGATTTGCTGTTACAGGTACTCTTTTAGGAGGTACTTCCGCACGATGCCGGATTAATGTTACCAACAATACTTCCAACGACTATGTGGCTTCTACAGGAAGACCTTATGCACGGTATAGATGGAGAGCTAAAGATGGTTCCTACACAGGTGAATGGTCTGGAAACATTTCCATGCCATCATGCGCCAATATACCAAAGTATTTCACCCGTACGGATACAGTAGATGCAGGAAGCCCCCCATCTTATGGAAGTGTAACTCAATGGTACATAGATTATCAAGTAGTTCTATATTAAAAAGTAGCCCACCTAATAAGTGGGCTACTTTTATGTAGTAACATATTCTGGGTCTGGACCACTATCTTTTTTCATTCTAAGAATAACATAGTCAGTTATATTATAATAGTAGCCATCGGTATGCTTGTAGACAATATTAGTAGTGACTAACAGAACATCTTCACTAGCATTTGTCATTTTAGGTATCTGTGACCTGTCACAGCCATAGTTCATGGTACTACTTCCTCCAGCGTTTATGCTCCAATTTGTAAGGTTTACACCTCTTTTTAGTGGAACATAGGCATAATACTGTCTGTTTGTTCCCGGCCAACGAAATTGGACAAACACATTATCATTGCTAATGGTGTATTTACTGCCATTATTAAGATTAAGTGTAGCCCACAGGAGATTCTGATTGTTCAAGTTAAGAATCCTAGAACCTACTCCGCCATAATATTCCGACATGGCATAATTAGAACCATTATCTGTAAAAGATACATTCGGCCACATGGATATGGTTATTCCGTGGTCTGAGGTTATCACCAACTTTCCCCTTTCTTTTCCTTGTGGGAAAAATCCCTTGAAAGTGCCATTTCTTTCAATGTCCAACACTACATTATAAGTACCAGCACCAAAATTTGTAGTAAGTGCCAAAAAAGGAACTCTGAAACTCAAAGATTGCTTGTCTACGGGAATAGTGACAACATAATATTTTCCAGAACCTCCAGAAGCGGTTATAAAGCATCTCAGATTATATCCATTGAGAAGTGTATCCCTCAAATCATAGCAAGCTATTTTCTCTACTGCATCTTCGAGATATATAAGGAGGTCTGATTTGTCATTAAAGATATCACGCTTCATATCATAGTTTTTAAGCCCTAGTCCCGTAGTCATGTTATGGTCGTAGCCATTAAAATCCAATGCTCGGAACCAATCTCCGTTTGCAGGTGGTGTATATGAGAATATTCCGTAATCGTGGTTTCCGCCCTCTACAAAACTAAGACCATACGCTACGGCATGGCGTTCCGCATCTCCTATCTCTCCGGGTACTGAGGATTTCACTGGCTTGATTTTACTCCATTTGTTTATCTTACCGTGGGCGTTGGAACAAAGATAGGTAATAATTTGGTGACTACAGATTTAATTTATTATATTTGTGGAGTTATATAGGCATATTTTAAACTAAAAATTATGGAAATCAAATTCAATTCATTACAACAGGCGACTATCGGAGTATCAGGTAGTGATATTACCTATGAGTGTATGGGTAACGCCAGTATTTCGGGAAATACCCTCAACTCATTTGAGAGTGGTAATATTACCAAGAAAAGCGACGGAACACATCTTGCCAATTTCAGTTCTTCCAGAGATGGGCAAATGAGTATAAACTTTGAAGGTGGTTCTCCGGAGGACTGGCCCAATCTTATAAGCGTTGCCAATAACTTTTTGGCTGATTTGAGAGAAAAAGTCAGCACTATTGACTTTAGTACAATGAATCTTTAAATTAAATACTGAGTATGGCTGAAACTAAGAAAGAAAAAGGATTGACGCTCACAAAAGGAGAAACTATCCAGTTGGCTGCAACCTTAAAAGAGTTACATTATGGAAGTCTGTCCTCCGAGGGGGCAATGAAATTATTGAAGAACACCCTTAGTGTATGCAAGGAACAGGACGCTGCCGAAAAGGCGCAACAGACTATTGTCAAAGGTTTCCGTACCGATGAATACAAGATGTTGAGCGAAAAGGTGCAGCAGAATGACGCTACGGAAGAGGAAAAGAAAAAATTCGATTCCTTGAACCGCACGGCAATGAACAAAATCAATGAACTTACAGATATTCTGTACAATGAAGAGGTAACTCTTGAAGTACAGAAATTCACCGATGAGGAATTTGATAAAATCCGTGAGGCTAACAAGGATAAGGTTACTAACGGTGGATTTGTCACTATCTATAAATGGTTATGTTAAAGGGATTACAAAGCAGGTTTCTGTTGGTTGACGGCAAGTTCAACCTTACTTCCGGAGTGGAGAAACATAAGGACGGGATTTGGTTTTATTGTGTGTTCGATACGTTCCGTATTTATGCTTCCGACTTCGGAGCCAAGTTTGTCAACTTCCTACAGAAACCGGCTTCCTTTTTCGTAATGAACAGAACACTGATAATAGGTAACTTGCAGAAGGGAATCAAGAAATATGTTCCCGGCGTTTCCATAAAGACCATTGATGTAGGGTATTTTGCCAATGACAGGACTGAATATCATTTGAAGATAGAATATACTTCCACGGATGATAAACAAAACAAGATTGATGATGTAACTTTCGTATAACCGGCTGGCATATATGCCGTACTTCATTCAGGTGCATGATTGAAACAAATTAAAAACTTTACTATGGCTCAGACAAAGGAAGAACTTTTAAAATACTTCGCCAGTCTTGATGTGGCACGTTTACAGAAATTGCAGAACTATTCCAAGTTACTCATAATTCCGGAAGAGGATTTGCTTTCAAACGCCACCATGTCACAGATGGTGCAAAAAGCCCACTCACTGGCTGATTCCCTTTTCCCAGAATGGACTGACCGCAGTGAATCCGATTTCGGGGAATTTCTAGTGGAGCTGTTCGCCATTTTTTCGGAAAAGGATTTTTGGTATCTCAACGCTTTTGCCAATGAAAGCATATTAAGAAAAATGCGCTCGTACAGTAACGCATTTTCCAAGGCATCCTCTATGGGTTATCAGGCTATCACTTGCAAAAGTGCTTCGGCAAGTTTTAACGTGCAGTTTGTTGCAGGACCAGCCGCTACTTACCATAGGGGCGATTTGCTTGTAAGTGTGGGTGACAAAAAATTCACCAACTGGGAAGAATTTTCGCTGCCTGTCAATGCTGCGAGCACCACCAAACAGATTACTCTGCATGAGGGAACACTTTATGCGGAAGATTTCATGTTCAGTGGGTATTCGGTACTGGTAAGAAAGGAGAACATTGATATAAACAGTACTTCCGTGGTTATAGACAATGTAACCTATACACGGGTGAATAACTTCGGATTCTCTTCTCCCGAAAGCACACATTACCTAGTCATTCCGGAAGAAGATGGTTCAGTAGGAATATTCTTTGGTGATGGTACTTACGGAATAAAACCCCCCATAGGAAAGGCTATTCATGTTGAATACCGGAAATCAAGCGGTGCTGATGGTAATCTTTCTGTTCAGAACGCTTCCGTACTGGATTCACTGGCATCACGAAGCGCCACTTCCGTAACCATGCTTACAGCTTCCACAGGCGGTACTAATGCGGATACGTTTGCTGCCATACGTGAAAAGGCTCCCACTTATTTCGCTACAAAACGGGCTGTTATCAATGAGGAAATCGCTGAACAGACACTTAACAATTTCCCGTTTGTGCATAAATCCAAGGTAAAAGTGATGGGGCGACAGGTAAGTTACATGGTTATACCTACTTCGGGAAGTGCAGAATTAAATTCTTCCGAGCTTTCCACGCTCAATACGGAATTTGTTCCCTATGTGATGGGAGGTTATGAAGCCAATCATGCAAACAACCAGTACGTCAATTTACTTACGGCACTGGGTGCTACGAAATTCATAGTGGATGCTGTTGTTGCTCCCGGCTATGATATGGCTTCCATACGTAGCGGTATCTTACAGGTGGTAAGTGATGTTACAAATCCTTTGGTGCGTGCGGAATACGGGGTAGGAATAACAAAATCAGGTCTGGATATCCTTATCCGTTCCTCTGTTGCAGGGGTTCAGAACTGTACGTTCAAGAAACTTTCGGGAAGTACGGAATCAATAATTCCCGAAGTTGTCCTAGGAGAGTTGGAGATTTTCAGTACAATTGACACATCTAAAGTGGAGGTAAGATTAAATGTCGTTTAAAAGTAACATACCGGAACAGGTGCTTGCACATCCCAATACGAAAAAGTTCATATCTGTAATGGACGGGGTTAATGAAGTGAAGTCGGATATCATATTCACTTCATTACGTGCATATAATCCGGCACTGCTTCTTGATAAGAACTGGCTGCTTAAACGTCTGGGTGACTATGGTGTGGATTTCATACCTATGGAGTTTCCATTACCTATTATACAGCAGTTTCTTCTCAATGCAGATATTATTCTTGGTACTAGGGGAAGTAAAAAAGGCGTTGAATTGTTCCTTAGTGTAATGACACTGGGAACAGTATCGGTAAACTTCAATTCCTTTTATGCGGACCCACAGGTATTGCTCCTTAACTCCCTTATACAAGGGCACATAGTGGGTGACAGTACAGACCCGAAGTTCTATCTTATAGGTAACTCGGATATCATAAATCCGGCGGTTACTTTTTCGGCTACAATAAACAGCATATATTTCGGTACTTCCTATAAGGATGTTATCGTAAATACAATAAAAAAGGTGCTTCCGTCATGGCTGGGTTTCAGTCCTAACAAGACCATAAACATAACAACCAATACGGCAAGCAGCTATTATTTTCATCCGTTACTAAATCCGTATTTTGTATGAGTGCAATTATAGAAAGAGCGTTCAATAAGACGCAGAAAATTATCCGTGCGGTTTTCAGAGGCTCCCCAAACCTTATAACCACATCTGATTTGAACCGGCAGTTTGAAAGCATGAGGTATCAGGCTGACCGTATAGACGAGCGTATCGGTGTGATTAGTGACCTTTCATTAAAAGTCGAAGTTGAGGATGATACTTGGACAATCACCCCGTCATTTACTTATCTTGAGGCTAAAGGGCTTTCTTTCAATCCGGAAAAATCAGCCGTTTCTTTGTTTAGTGAGAGTGGTGTTTATCTCTGCTTAACTGCTGATACTGAAACAGTTACGTATGCTTCGGACTTTAGCCATGAGATTGCTGGAGCGTCATTTGCAGACGGTACTTCTATGGCTTCCGCAGACCAGTTGGTGTACAAAAATGAAAGCATAGTGGTTGTCAAAGACCCTTCATCGCTGAACAACTTGGTAGCAGTTCTGGCACGATGCACCAAGGATGCCACAATCATCTATGCCATACCTAACAGGTCAACCATACAGGACTATGTAAAGACAGTGGTTAACCCTCTTCTCAGCAGAATTGCACTTTTGGAATCGGCGATAATAAATACCGTTACCGTGGGAAGCATAATGATGTGGAATAAGTCACTTCTGGGTAAAGTAACCATTGAGGATATCAAGAACTCTATTCCTTACGGCTTTGTTCCCTGCCACAGACTTATGCTGGGTACTGCCACCGCCAACACTGAATTTGCGGCATGGTCTGCCTATTGTAAGGAACTGGGATTCACGATAACAATGACCGGAGGTTCCACATATTCAATCAATTTCGCCCAGATTTCAGGAGTTCCGCTTATGGACGGACGTTTCCCGTTGGGTCCTAATACTGCCCACACTTTGGGTTCTACCGGAGGTAATGAATCCGTTACGCTTACTGAGAGCCAGCTTCCACCGCATACCCACGTATATTCCGGAACAAACAAGGATGTCGGCAGGTCTTACAATTTCACCAAGGCTAACGGTAAATCTGGAACTTATTCCAAAACCCAAATTGCGGAAAATGGTTCGGGAGCGGATGGTAACGACAACAGAAGTGCGGCTTCCGAAACCACATCCACAGGTGATGGCGGTGCAGTTAATATAATGCCCCCGTATCTGGCGCTTTACTTTATTATAAAGATAAAATAGGTTTTTCCGGCATTTGTTTGTTTCAAAAACTTTTGTATCTTTGTATTGGTATTTGATGCTAATTCTCTATGTCTTTATCTAAGGTTGGACCCAGCGATGGGTCTAGCCTTTATATTTATATATAATATAATATTAAAAACGAAATTATTCACTCTAAATACTTATTGCGAAGATGGAAGTTGGAAGTAGCTTGATTTTAAGCAGTGCCGAAATAACAGCTTTGGGTAGTACGGTTGACGAGGTACTTGAATCATTAACCTTACCCAATCCCGAATATCAGAACAAGATACGTTTCGGACGTAATAAGAAATTCTATTCGTCCATACCCAAGACCTTGTGTTATGTATCACGTGAGGGTTCAAATTATGTTTTGCCCCGTTATTATTTCGGGGAACTTGGAAAATACGGTAATGAGGGAAGGGACATTTCCGGAAACTTCAAATTCTCATTACGTGATTACCAGCAAATTTTTTGGGATGAAAATAGGTGTCACCTTGATGAAAGTACAGGAATACTTCTTGAAGGTAAATGCGGTAGTGGTAAAACGGTCATGGGATTATGGATTTCCCTTGAACGGGGAAAACAGACACTTGTACTGGTTCCTACTTATTATCTTGCCAAACAGTGGCAGCAGAGAATATCCGAGGCTACTACCTGTTCCAGTGTTGTAATAAATAGTTCGGATACCGAGATTCCCGTTGACAAGGATTTTACCATAGTTGTCATGGACTTGTTCTCATGCCGGGTTCTTCCCGAAGAGCTTGTAAGGAATGTCGGTCACGTTATTATGGACGAAGCCCATAGAATCGGTGCTGAAACTTATCTTCCTATCCTTAAAGAGATACCTGCCAAATACCGTACCGCACTTACAGCGACTTTCAGACGTGCCGATGGGGTTCACCGTATTTTAAAATACCATTTCGGGCTTCATTTGATAATGGCTACTGAATTTCCAAGACCTCATGTTTACGCAATACGTACAGGTGTTACCATTGACAAGATATTCTCCAGCAAGATTCCCCATGAAAGATTTTTCCGCTTCATGGATGAGAACGGTCTTAAATACCATGAATCTACGGGGGCTGTCGAGTTCAAGGCTACTGACCGGCTGAAAAAAATTATTGAAATGTGGCCCACAAAAAACGTGGAGAAACAGGAGTTACGCAGGGTGATGAAAAAGGCTACCGACCTTAGTTATCCTGTTATTGACGGGTATCTGAACGACCACTCAGGAAGAAGAAAACTTATGATTAACCTTATAAGGAAATGCCTTGATGCCGGAAGAACCATACTTTTCCTCTCCAAGAGAAAGGACACCCTTAAAGCCCTTACCGAATTTTTTTCCACCTATAAGCCCATGCTTATCATATCTGAAACCAAGGAACGTACACCCGAAGAGGAAGCGTACCTGCAAAATGAGTGCCGGCTTATATTCGGAGTGACACAACTTGCGAAAGAGGGTTTGGATATTGACCGTATTGATACCCTTATTATACATCTGCCCATGAAAGACACGGAACAAGCCATAGGGAGAACCACACGTATTCACCCAAACAAGAAATACCCTGTGGTGTTTTACCCGTTGGACAATTGTCCTCTTACTTATGCCACTTTTAGCAATGCGCAGAAATTTTTCAAAATAAACGCAGAGTATAAGGGTATTCGTAGTATTCAGACCATAGATACGGTTTTGTAGTTGGAAATTTTTCCGGCATTTGGCAATATATTATATATTACTTATATTTGTTCCTGTTAAAATCGTAGTAGTTTTATGGTAGTATTAAGAATTGTGCAGGAACTGACCAAGATGGTCATGTTCATTCTTCTTTGGGGTACTCCCCCACTTATGGCATGGAATTATGACTGTGCATTTTATCTTCTTTTATACATTGTTTCTATAATCGGAACATTTATTCTTTTCTCTCATTTTGAAAAACTGGAATATGGAAAAACCAATAAGACCTAACAGACGTGAAAGACGCTTGTTATTGCGAAAAGGAAAACGTGGTGAGGAATACACTACGTATGTGGATAATAAGGGAAACGAGTTCGATTATAAAATTGCGGCTAAGCTTTCCTCATTCCTTAATATCATGTGGGGATGTACCAAAAGAGGTTTTCCCATAGTCGTTCCATATCTGAGATATGATGCTTGGGCATTCTATCCTTTCTTTTTCGTTAAGTCCGGAGTTAAAAGAGATTTTCAGAATTCACTTACTCTTATTAACCATGAAAGGATTCATGTGGTTCAACAAAGGGATATCCATGTTACGATAAGCCTTCCGCTTCTAATTATTAGCTGTCTTGCCGAAGCATTTGGATGGTTCAATCCTTTTTATTTACTTTGTTTTGTACCGTTCATTCCTACAATACTGTACGGTCTTGAGATGATACGTTCTTACCATAATTTGGTAGTAAGGAATACGACAAAGGATATCTCGGATGATTCTGATTCAACAATCACATTTGAAAAAGTCCGGGCCAATACTTGTTTTGAACGTGAGGCTATAAGCAGAAGTACCAATCTCGATTACTTGATAGGTAGAAAATTTTGGGCGGTAGCCGATTATTTCTGAACATACACCAATTTAAATAACAACTATATGAAAAAGCGCATTATTACAAAAGAAGTTGAAGCTGAGCCTATGACGATGGGTGAGTTCTATCAGCATGCAGAACAATCTCAGTATAAAGAAATGGCAGAAGATAAAGATAACCTTAATGGTTATCGTGTCGTATATGAAGATGGATTTGAGGGGTGGATGCCTGCTGACTTATTTGAGAAATTGTACCATGAGGGTACTATCGAGAATGCTTCTGACGGTTATCACACATTCAAGGAATTATACCAGTACCGTATGCTTTACAATGCGGCATTTTTCAATGAGCTTAATAGAAACGGAAGAGGTATTCCAGTGTGCAAGTCACATCGTCATTCTGATGGGGAATTGTGCTTTGGCGGAGGATGGTTCATTGTTATTGCAGAACTTCCTACTGGTCAGGTATCCAACCATTATGAAAATAAATATTGGGACTTATTTGATATTCCCGAATTTGAAACCCCGTGGGAATGGGACGGTCATTCTCCTAATGAGGCTGCTATCCGTCTGGAAAACTATCTGAAAGACTTAGAGGAAACCGATTCGTTTTTTGATTCTTTATATGCTTGCACCAGCAGTTTGATTTGTACAGCAACTTCCATGTACAAACTTATTCACCTTGAATCGGAAAAACTAGAGCCTAATACTCGCCAAAGCAAATTACTGGATTACTTATATGGAACAGTACACGATAATTTTAGAGCTATTGAATATTTCACCGAGGCTTACCATGAACGTCCTGTAGACCCGTTTAGTCTGTCATTCCAAACGATAATTCCGGCACTGAAATCTGGCTTTGCTGCTCGTAGAAAAGGATGGAACGGTAAAGGTCTGATGGTATTCAAGCAAGTACCAGCCCACATAGAAAATGATGTTATTCCTAAAATGCAATCTCTTCCCCAAGATGCAAAAGATCTTATTCTAAAGGGAAAAGGATTCATTGATTATACAAGCCAGTGCCTTATTTATAATGAGAATACCGGACGTGCAGATTCATGGGTTCCGTCTATCAGTGATATATTTGCAGAAGATTGGGAAATTATTTTCCCCTAATGTGCGAATGCGTAGATATAGGTATGGTTGGAAGTCCTCCATTTGTATGGATTCTCCATACCATAACCTATTATGCGTAGGTTCCTACTATTGTATGCTATGCCCCAGAAATAAAGGTGTGGCGAAAATATTGAACTATAAATTTATAAAGTGTATGAAGATAAAGTCTGCAAGCATACGGCGTGAAAAAATTATACTCACTGACAGTTCCACAAAGGAAGACTACAAGAAAGTCCTGTTCCTTAATGTAGGGGATGTATTCAAAGTGGAAGGTGATTATGAAACATGCCTAGCCCGTCTTGAAGAAGTACGTGCCGAAACCGAGGGTTCCCCCGAAACATTCGGCGTATGCCCTATTACTCCGGGCACTTCCTTATTTACTGTCTATGGCCCTCAACATCTTATTGTTACCGATAAGATATAAAGTCAGCATTTTGTCCGGCGTTTGGACATTTTAAAAACAAAACGTATATTTGAAGTACAAAATTAAACAAAACGTCTACTCTAATACGGTAGGCAACATTATTAATCTTTTAAAATATAATTATTATGGTATTCGGAAAAATTAAACCAGTAGCTACAATCGTAGCACAATTCGCAGCAGGTGTAGAAGTTGAATGTATCCAACACGAAGGCAAAATGTACATGCCTGTAATCGGAGGTGACTTTGACACAACGGACAGTGGTAAAAAGTCTGAGGATGATGCACCTAAGAAACCTGCACCCAAGCCTTCCAAGGAAGAACCTGCTGATGAAAAAACCTATACCGAAGACGAACTGATGGGTATGGACGTTAAGGAACTTACCAAAATCCTGAAAAACGACTTTAACGTAAATCCGGATGATTTCGATGGTAAGAACACCAACAAGAAATTACGTAAACTGATTCTTGACGCACAGGAAAATGGTGGTGATTCTTCTGACGAAGAGGACGAAGATGAAAAACCTGCTCCGAAAAAAGGTAAGTCAAAACCTGCCAAAGAGGAAGAAGAACCTGCTGATGAAGATGGTGGTGACGAACTGATTGACAACATCGCGGATGTTCTGGAAGACTTTGACGGTGGTAAGAAAAACAAGAAAAAGGCTGCTGCTGCAATCATCGCCCTTGCCGAAAACGAAGATGATGTTGATGCAGATGCAGTGAACGAAGCTCTTACTGAATTTGAAGATGATGAAGCAGCAAACATTGATGATGTGGCTGAAAGCATCGCCAAATTGCTTACTCCTAAAAAAAGTAAGACTTCCGCAAAATCAAAGAAAAAACCTGCTGAACCGGAAGGAGAGGATGTCGAAATAGACGACCTTGAAAAAGGTGACTTGGTTGCCGTTTACTGGGACGACGAAGAAACCAAAGGATGGTTCAATGGTAAGGTTTCCTCTATCAAGAAAGGTATTGTGAAAGTTAAATATGATGATGGCTCCGAGGACGAACTTGACCCCGAAGTTCACACAAAGATTCTCAGACTGGAAGAGTAATCCGATTACCATTTAGTTTTAGAGCCGATGGTTAATTCCTTCGGCTCTTTTTTGTTTCATATTTAATTATCAAGACTTATGCCTAAGAGAAAAAAATCAGCTACATTACTTAGTAATGAGCAACTTGTTCTACAGGGACTAGAGTTTATAAACAAGAAAGAACAGGAGAAAGCCATAACCAATGAACTTAAAGTTCTTCGTGTTCCTTTGGAGGGTGCGGTTATGGAAATCGGTAGTGAGGATGAAAAAGGTAACAAGTATATCATACTGGAACATGCCGATAAGGAGATTGTGCTAAAGGAAACACTTCGGTGCGGAAAGTCTTTGCTACCGGAAGCTATTGAGGTGTTGAAAAAGAACGGTTTCAAACATTGCATTGAGAAAGTAGAGGTTATCCGTGAATCCGTACTTGAAGATGCCATACTCAATGGTGAAATTTCCGAGGATATCCTTTCCCAAGTTTACAGGATGAAAGCATTTTATGCTTTTTCCGCTTCACTAAGAAATCGGTTCGATGGAGAAGTTAAAGATTAAGACGTTTAAAATTAACGGTATAGTTGTCAGAGCTGTAACCGTTATGGGGTTTGCCCACATAATCGGTAAGAGTGCCGGCACTGTAAGACGGTATGAACGTGAAGGTACTATTCCTCCATGTATTTTTAAAATAAAAGGATACCGCTATTATCCTGTTACTCTTGCCGAGGAAACGGCAAAGATAATTGAAACTTTCAAAGGCAGTGAAAGACCTCCTGCCGAGAAAGTCGCTCAGATACATGAACTTTTTGAAAACGAAAGGAGAAAATATGCCTACTAGAAGTAGTTCTAAGAAACCTGTTCCCGAAATCAGAAGCGATGCTTCTGTATATTATGAGAAGTCACTCACAAAAAATCTGGGTGATTATAATTCCGCAAAGATAACCGTGGGTATAACATTGCCAGTTAATCCGTCCGAGGATGTTCTTGCATCTGTGAAATCCACTATTGAGATTGCGGACAACATTGTCACCGAGGAATTGAAAGTACAAGTTGCGGATTTAGATGAAAAGTAATGAACAGTCTATTCAAGTTACGAAAGAACATGGCTATCACTGGTCTTGTTCCTTTCAAATATTTGCTATACGCTGCCATGCTTACCAAGGTAATTCCCTTTGAACCGGAAGATAGTGATGAAAAGTTTGGTGTGTTTTCGGAGAACATTTCCGACCTGTACGATTATTTTCCGGAGTTCAATTCCAAGAAAAACAATGAAATTGATAAGGCTCTTGACGATTTGGCGGACGAGGGTCTTATCAGTTTTGATTCGGTAAATCCCGGACTAATATATCTTGGAGAGTTCAGAGGAAGGAAATTCTTTACTTTTGAAGTTAAAAGCAGCTTGTTTGAGGAAGCGAAACAGAAACTTGATGATGCCATAAGGGTGTATGGTAAATCCCGTTCCGCAAAAGACAAGTCACGAAGCAGGTACATACGTGAACAGATTGACAAACTGATTGCCGAAAAAGGTGTGGAGGCATTTACTCCGAATGACTTTACAGACCTGCATAGTTATTTGTATGAAATGTACACCGGAGGAGAAATATATATCATACGGAGTAAAGTCGAGTATTTTCAGACAAACAATATGCTCAAGGCTTATGACAGGTTTACTGTTTTCGCAATTCTTATAGAGGGAACCTTGAACTATGACGAGTATTCCAAAAGAGGTGTGCCCACACTTACAAACGTGGCTTACCGTAAAGACGATATTTTCCGCAAACTTACCAGAGTTGATTCTGACAGCAAGGATTATATGCGTGAAATGGATACTTCTGATGGTTCGTTTTAATGTTATATTATGACACAGAAAGAAATCGAATATTATTTGTACTGTGGGATAAAACTCGGCTGGCATGATAAAACCTTTGCCGATTATACCAATGATGAAAAAGCGTTGAAGATGGTACGTAACTACATACGGAAATCTGACGAATTTGTAAATGACGGGTTAGGAATGTATCTTTGGGGAAGCAATGGTACAGGAAAATCACATTTGCTTAATTGTGCTTTCAAGAGATTCATTGAAAAGGGTTACACAGTAAGACTGTTCTCTATGGATGAACTTGTTGACAAATATACAAGCTCGTGGTATTCTGACGAACAGAAACAAGATTTGACTAAGATTCTCCGTGACGTGCAATTTTTAGGTATTGACGAGTTTGGAAAAAACGTGGATTCTTCTGGAGAACCATTACCAATACCGGATTTTGTAAAACGGGTAATCGAATCAATAGTTCGTTACCGTGTCCAGATGAAACGTCCTTTATGGATAACATCCAATACGGAACCTAAATATGTCAAGAAGGTATTTTCGGAAGATGTCGCTTCCCTGTTGAGTGAGGCGGTTGTTACCGTATGCGTTACAGGTGGTGATTTCAGAAAGACTATTGCCAGTAGGAACAAAAGAAAATTAATGTAACAATGACCGAGGGAGAAAAGTTGATGGTTGCTTGCTTGAAACGCAAAGACCAAAAGATACTATCGCTTATCCAGCGAAAATGGTTGGATGGTGCTGAGATACGACAACATAAGTTTATCATGGACTACTATCGTGAACATGGTGAGATTATGGGTGTGAAATCTTTCTGTGAGAGATTTAAACTGGATTCGGGAACTGTGGATTCCCGACCCAGTTACTATCTCAACAATGTAAAGGAAAGATTCATATTCGCCACTATGACCGACAATATCCCAAGAATATTGCGTGGGATAAAGGACGACCCCCGTGAGAAACTTTTTGAGTTGCAGTCTTTGATAGGTATGCTTTCGGTGGATGCGGTTGAAAGTAAGGATGTGTTATACTCCGATGATGTGGAAGCACGTAAGGCTGATTACGAGGAACGTATGAAATCTTTAGGTGTTACATATCTTTCCATGGGGTGTGATGATTTGGACAAAACTTTCTTCGGATACCGTAAACAGGATTTAATTACCATTGGTGGTAAGGCTGGTCAAGGTAAATCGTGGCTGCTTGTTTATCTGGCTTATCTTCTTGAACAGACCATACTTGACCGTATGGAAGCCACGGAAGAAACTTTCGGTGATATACTGTTTATCACAAATGAAATGGGAGAGGAAGAAATAAAGGAGCGTATTGACTGCATCCGTTTCAAGCTCCCCTATGAGAAGTTTATGAAAGGTACATTATCCGAAAGGGAAAAGTCACGCTATTATAGAGGTCTTGACGCTCTTAAAAAACATAAGTCCAAGATAAGGATAGTTTACAGTTGCCAGACCATTGACGAACTTGCAACCTTTATGGGTCTGTACCAGCCTAGTGCGGTATTCGTGGACGGTTCCTATCTTATGGAAAGTAAGATGCAGGAGGGTTGGGAGAAAATAGTCTACATTACCCGTAATCTGAAACGGCTCGCAAAAAATTTCAAGACACCTATTATAAACACTACACAGTTGAAGCGTGGTTCCTCAAAGACAGCCAGTAAGTTTTCTATGGACGGTATGGAAGATTTTGCATACGGTAACTCATTCGTGCAAGATTCGGATATTGCCATAAGAATGTTTCAGGATGCCGATATGAGGTTTCACGATATAATCGGTTGTGAAGTTGTAAAGGCAAGACGTGTCGTTTCCGGAACTACTCTGATTTTCCAGAATGATTTGGATAATATGCTTCATTCAATTACCTTAGCTAAAAAAGAGGAAGATGAAAGACCGAAAGTCGAAACTAAAACAGACTATTGATTTTGTGGACATGAACGGTGTGGGTACTGTCAGATGCCATGATGGATTTCGTGACGTTATGGTGTACGGGTACTTTCATAGATACCATTGGGATTTCATTGTCCATCAGGATGTGGAATTTCCCGACTGCTACATAGTAAGTGAGGCATCTACCGGAATGTGTATGACCGACCCATGTTTCGCTGTTATGGAGGATGCCTTGTCTGCGGCACTTTCCGTTATTGACGAAAAACGGTATTATTTTTTCACCCGTACAAAAGATGTGCTCGTGGATGGAAAGTACAACCTTAATAATAGAAACACGAATCCTTTAACTTTAGGAGTTATGCAGTTATGTATGAATTAAGAAAAGAAACAGGAACAACTTTTGTTTATGCCTATGATGGAACACATGGTGAAATAAAGGCATTTGATTTCCTGTACAGCCATGTTATGTACCATGAGGGTTTTAAGTATTATGTTGGGCATACAGACGGTTATCCCAAAAGGATTGCATTGGTTGAAGCCAATTCCCATGCCTTTGCAGTTACTTATCAGGAAACGGTTCCCAACATAGCTGCAAAAAAACTTTGTGACTTTTATATGTTCAAGCTCAAGAAAAAAGGCCTTGATGTTCCATCGGCTGTTGACAGTTTTAATTCACGGAATTATTTATTTATTGATATATGGAAGATAATAATGTAAGACCGTCTTTCTTTAAGAGAATCGGTTTGTTTTTTCAATTCTTGTGGGAAGTAGTCAAGAATAACTATGTTTCCTTTATTACATGGATGCTCATAGTTATTTGTGTGTTGTTCGTTGTCTGGCTGTTCATTGAGCCTATCGTATGGTGGACACCTATATCTGAGGTTCGGTTATACGTCCGGGCATTTCTTATCATGTTTGCCATAAGCACTTTCTCTACATTACGACTGTATAATTCCATTGTAGTAAATAGCCGTTTTGCTTTGAAGCTACGTGAAATACTTACCCGTATTGAAAGATTGCTCCCACGCATCAATCAGGTTATGGAATCATCCCGTACATCCGCAAAGGAGAATACAAGTGCCATGACAAGACTTTCTGCCAGTCTGAAAAAATTGTCGGAAGCTATGGATGATTTCAACAGAATGGAGAATAACAAAAACAACAGAAGAAACAATGACTGACTTACTGGAGGTATTCAAAGATTTCAATCCACAGAAAATGACCAACGGGCAGATTCGTATGGAATGCCCGTTCCGTGAAAATCATCCGGACGGTAGCGGAAGAATGTCATTCTTTGTATCTCCCGATAAGAACGCCTTTCATTGTTTTACTGGAGATACAAGGGTTCCCACGAACTTAGGAACATTCCGGATAAAAGACTTGGTGGGTAAAACTGTTAAAGTTCTCTCTGTTAATGGAAAATTTACTGACGCTACTTTTCATTCTTATGGGAAGAAAAATATTTGGGAATTAAGATTATCCAGAGATAACGTCACTAAAATTATCCATACTACAAGTAAACATAGATGGTACATACATGGGATAAAGAAAGAAAGGACTACAGATGAACTTTTGGTAGGTCAATATTTACAATATGTGGATTTTGAATCTATAAATGAAACCGAGCAATCCATATCAGGTATTAAACATGGTATAGTGTTTGGCGATGGTACTATTGATAGAACAAGAAAAATCCAGAGAGCCTTAGTTAATTTGCATGGAACTAAAATGCAATTAAGCTCTTTCTTTTCTTCTTCTGAAAATAAGGGATTAAGATTCCGAGAAGGAGGTAAAAAATATATTCGTATATATCATGTAAAAAGGGGTAAGAACTTTAAAGTGCTTCCCTCTCTTACTACAAGACTGAAATACTTAAGAGGATTTTTAGCCGGATATATTGCTACCGATGGTTGTTTTACAGATAAAGGTATTCTTATACTAGCATCTTCAAAACTTAGTAATATTGAATTTTGTAAACAGGCATTTTTCCGCCTAGGTGTTAGTACAAGTACAGTTCAAGTACAAATGAGAAAGGGATATATGGAAGAACCAGCACCTTTGTACAAAATAACTGTCAGCACTAAAAATCTGGATGAAAAATTTTTTATACGAAAAGACCAAAGGAAAAAATTTTTAGAATATTCTAAAAAATATGAGAGAAACCGATGGAAAGTTATCTCTGTAACTCCTATGGATATTCAAGAAGAGGTTTATTGTGCCGAGGTTCCTACGTATCATTGTTTTGCTCTTGAAGACAATATTCTTACTGGAAATTGTTTTTCCTGCGGAGCACACGGAAACCTAGTACGTTTGCTTACTACGAAGTTCGGAGTGAATTACTTTGAGGCTGTGGAAATGGTTAACCTTGTTGACTATCATCCCGAAGAAAAAGATTTCGAGCTTGATTTGATGTGGGACGTGAACAAACCCCCACAGGAATTTCTTAAAAGAGGTTTGCGCAGAGATACTTTAAAACATTTCCGTGTGGGTATGATGGACAAAGAATGGTTTGTTATTCCCTATTACAAGGATTTTTCCCGACCGGATACTTTGCTTGGTTATCAGAGAAGGTGCTATTACCCTGACAGAAAAGTTCGTAACAGCAAGGGTTTTGATAAAAAGAACTACTTGTACAACCTTGATTTCTCATACGACTATGTAGTAGTGGTGGAAGGTCAGACTGATGTTATGCGACTGTACCAGCATGGGTACAATGCTACGGGATTGATGGGTGCTGATTTGAGTGACTGGCAGGCTGAACAGTTGGGAAAGTTTTCCAAGGTTTATCTCGCCCTTGATAATGACACTGCTGGAAGAAAAGCTACTGAGATTTGTTATCATTTACTTAAAAATCATACCGAGGTGCTGTTAGTTCCTTATCTTAGCAAGGACCCAGAAAAATGTATATCTCCAAAAGTATGGAGCAGAGCGTTTAACAGTTCTACTGATTATCTGCAATATTCTATGGAAATGACAATGAACTGGGATTCTTATCTGGACTTGTGCACTGAGGTACAAAAAGAATTGGAGGGAAGAAATGAATTCACTATTATACGGTAGTCCACATTTACTAATTACTTATATAGATAATAAGGATGAAGCTATAGAGTATTTCAAGAAACATCTTGAAATGGAACCGCTTCAAAGTTTGGTTATAGGTATCTTATTTTATAAGGATGCTGACATGATTAAGCTGGAAACATCAAATCATGTGTTTGATACAATAAATGCGGGAACCGTACCTTTTATTGATAAGTGGAAGGCACTATTTCATCCTTATAAGGATGAAGACGACCCTATTGCTACTACGGATTTTGAGATACCACTTCCTTATGCATCATTTTCAGCAGATGAACCTATTAAAGTTTCATCAAAAACATTTATCGTTTCTTATTCACAGAAAATATCTTTATGTGATAGTGATAAAATTCGTGATAAGGAGTATCTAAGGCATCTTGTTTATTCTTACAGACGAAAAGCTCTTGAAAAGTTAATAATGGATGATTCTTTTTGGGCACATTATCCAATAAGCCGTGAAGGTGATGCTTATAGTATTACACTATCAGAGCAGCTAAGAGTAATTATGCCCGTACATCATTCCGATTTGATTTCAATCGTGGAAAAGGATTTGCGAAAATGAAAAAATTTTCCTATATTTAAATGTGATTAATAAAACACATTCGTTTTTATTTTATGTGTAACCGGCAATACAATGCCATTTTAAAATTAAAGATTATGCCAAGTAAGACTACTGGACGTACACGTTCAAGACGTGGTGATGATGAAAGTTCATCAAGAAGTTCTAAAAGAGAACAAGGTTGGGGTGCAGTCGCAAAACGACAGGAAGAAGTTAAAAAACGGAAGGAAGAGGCTGAAAACTCTCTTCGCGAATTTTGGCTGAAAACTGGTGAAAGCGCCATTATTCAGATTCTTCAAGAAGAACCCTATTGTTTTGATGCGCACCAAGTAAAAGACAAACGAGGAAAGTGGACTATTGTTCCCTGTCAATTAAACACGGGAAAACATTGTGTACTTTGCTCCGATGGTGTAAAACAGACGTGGCGTGCTGCTTTCAAGATTCTTGATTATCGTGGTACATGGGATAGTGAGAGAAAACGTTTCAAAAACGACAAGCCTATTGAAAAGATATGGATTGTCGGTTCCACTATCGCCAATTCCCTAAAACAAGTGCGGGATAAGGATAAGAAAGGAAGAGAACTCAATCAGATGGTTCTTGAAGTAACCCGTTCCGGCGAGGGTAAGGATTCTACTTATAACTTCGAGCAGGCTTTTGACGAAGATGATGAGCGTATGCGCCCTATTGAATGGGATGAAGAAGGAATTACTGCCGAGGAATATTGTCAACCGCCTACGGAAGACGAAATTGACGAAGCAGGATATACTGATGAAGATTAAGTGTTAACTGTAAGGAGTTAGGTTTAGGACTTAACTCCTTATTCTTATTTGAAGTGATTATGAAAAAGATTCCTGTTTTCAAAGGTGAAGTTCAATTGCTTGAAAGTATCGAGGAAGTAGAAAAGTATTTCAACAGATGTGAAGAGGATAATCTCCTTACATTTGACTGGGAAACCACAGGATTGGAATATGATGCGATTCCTCTAGGACTTTCCCTGCATCAACGAGGTGTGGGAGCTTGTTTTATTCCAGTGGACTTCTTTTTTTCCAAAGGGGTTCCCATGAATGAGCTTGCCAAAATCTGTAATGAGAGGTTCTCACATTACAAACTTATAGCCCACAATGCCAAGTATGATGCCATGATAAACAAGATGAATGGTATTAAGGATGAATGCTATAAGATATTTGCGGATACACTGGTTATGGTTCATTTAGTAAACCCATCACTTGACAAGCAGTTGGAAAAACGTGTTGCGGAGGATTTCGGTTATGTGAAGAAAACGTTCAAGGAAATATGTGGTAAGGCATGGAATAAAATAAATTGGTCTGTTGAAGGTGATTCCTTACTTGACTTTCTTGCCGGATATGCTGGTGAGGATACGTACTGGACTACAAAATTATACTATAAGTATAATCCTCTCATGGACGAGGACGCTCACCGGATACATGACAGAATTGAACTTCCACTTATCCCTATTCTTCGGGATGCCAAAATTCGCGGAGTGCTTATAGATGTTCCTTTGCTAAAGGATATGGGTGAACAGATAGCTGCCGAACTTCCAAAAATACTGGATGAAGTATATGAGGAATGCGGTTGTGTGTTTAATCTAAATTCCTCAAAGCAGAAAGCTGCCGTATTCTTTGACAAGATGAAACTTCCCATTATAAGTTATTCCAAAAAAACAGGTGCACCCAGTACGGATGCTGCCACATTTGAGGAATGGGATTCTATGGGAATACGTGTCGGTGCTCTTATGAATGAATATTCAGAGTTGAACAAATTATATACCGGCTATGTAAAGGCGATACCTAATTTGGTTGACGAGCATTCGGTTCTTAGAGGTGACTTGAACAGTTGCGGTACAAAGACAGGACGCTTCGCATCCACTGGCCCTAACTTGCAGAACCAGCCCAACAATTATCATTTTCCCATACGTGAGGCATTTGTTCCAAGACCGGGTTACAAGTTTGTAAACTATGACTATTCACAACTGGAGCTTCGTGTAATGGCCCACATGAGTAAGGATTCACAGTTTATGGATATCTTTCTGCATGGGCGTGACCCACATGGTGAGGTTGCCAAGAGTTGTGGTATTACTCGAAAACAAGCGAAGTGTGTGAATGAGAATACACTTATCTTTACCAATAAAGGTGTTCTGCGTATTGGTGATGTTTCAATGTGCCGGATTAAGGATACGTTTGACAGTCCTATTATTTCCTCCGTGTACAATGGCTCTGAAATGATAGGTGTGAACTCGTTCTATTCAAACGGGTATGACAATACACTTGCCGTTATTACCAAACGGGGAATAGTTCGTAGCTCTGTAAACCATCAATATGTAATAGCTGATGGTACACTAAAATGTGCAAGGGATTTGCAAATAGGCGATGAAATTTCAGAAAATGCCCAATTGACTTATGAGGGTTCTGAAACCTCAATAGACTATAATCCGTTCTTTGATTTCGGAGATGCGTTTAGTATTAAAATGGATTCACAGTGGGCTTACATTGCCGGAGTGTTGACTGGTGACGGGTGTTTTTCTGCAAAGCATATTGGTGTTTCTGTAGGAAAAGGACGGTTCTTCAAGTCATGGAGAAAAATCTTAAAGGATGAATTTGCCAAAAAGGGGCTTCCCCTTACTGAGAGGTCTAATATAAATTACATGTATCTAGGCTCTTCAAGGTTTGTCAAGTTTATGATTCCTTTTGGTTTGTCTGACGAGCGTGGTAAGAAGAACTTTAAAATTCCTTTGTGGGTTCTTAATGGTACTATTGAAATGCGGAAAAACTTTCTTGGTGGTCTTATTGATACCGATGGAACAATTTCCGAAACAGGTACTACCAGTATTTGTACCAAGAGTATTCAGCTTGCCGAGGATTTATGTTTTCTCCTAAATTCAATAGGGTATAATTTTGGTGTGGAACCGTCTTGGAACAGTACATACGAGAGATGGTATTTCCGGATACATATCTATTCGGATTCATTGAGTGACTTGTTAAGTAGCAATGTTATAAAATGTCCGCATAAGGCTGTATCACTTACTGAGCGTGTTTCCAAAGTGGGAAGAGGTGCTAAAAATTCACCCAATAAAGTCTTGCAGGTATTAAGTTTAGGAACTGACTACTTGTGTGACTTGAATGTGGATTCTCCCAGTCATTTGTATATGACCGGAACACTTGTTACACATAATACGATGAATTTTGGCGTGCTGTACGGCATGGGAATCGGTAAGTATATGAGAACTTTCAATGTATCCAAAGCACGTGCCATTGAGATGATTGATAGTTACCATAAGGCATACGTAGGGTTTGCCCATTGGAAAGAATCCACCGAGAATTTCGCCAAAAAACATGGCTATGTGAAAAACCTGTTTGGAAGAATACGTGTATTCAAGGAAACCACCAAATCCAAGTTTACCCGTAACGAGGCTATGTACTATGCCGAATTAAGACAGGCAGTAAATACTATTATACAAGGAACTGGTGCTGATATAGTAAAACTTGCTACTATAGCAATGTGCCGGAAATTCAAGGAATTGAATCTTGATGCCCATTTCTTACTACAGGTGCATGATGAAGTTCTCATTGAGGTACGTGAGGACCAAATGATGGAATGTGAAAGAGTGGTTATCGACTGTATGGAAAATACCGTCAAATTGGACGTACCATTAATTGCTGATGGTAAGATACTTGCAAACTGGGGCGAGATGAAAAACGATGATATTGTTTCTTATCCGTACAGATTCAATTATGGTCTAGTAATGGGAGTATTATAAATGGAAAAATTACAAATAATCTATGGCTAAAAAACTTTCAGTCTTAAACTCCATGTTATCCAAGTTCAATGATACGATGGGTGACGGAGTTGTTCACACTGCGGCTACACTACCTAAATGCCGTAAGATATTAAGTCGTATTCCGGCATACAATTATGTTACCTGTGGAGGTTTCCCCATAGGAAGAGTTATCGAACACTATGGTGAGAACGGTTCCCTTAAAAGCTATGCGTCCTATGATGCTATAGCGAAATTTCAGCATTACGATTGGGCTAACCATGAGCCTAATGCTTTCAAGTCATTCACTTATAAGGGTGATGATACTATGAGGGAACTTGAATCCTTTGAACTTCGAGATGGTTATAAACCCAAGAAACCGCCTGTGGCACGTCGAGTAGCCCTTGTGGATATTGAGGCTACATACACTCCTGACTGGGGGGAGAATTTCGGTATCGACAATGAAGGTCTTATCTTAGTAAGACCTACCTTATTAAGTAATTGTGTGGATATCATACAGGCATTGCTTGAGAGTGAGGAAATCAGTCTTGTAGTTTTGGACAGTATGTCCGCTATTGGTACTGACGAGGAAATAGGCAAATCTATGGAAGACCAGCAAATGGCTTCGGGAGCACGTTTCTGGAATAAGGCATGTCGAAAGTTCCAAGCCGCCATGAATAGTAACCCTACAAAGGAATCCACGCTTATAGTTATCAATTCGGCATATCAGAAAACCGGAATCGCATACGGCGACCCAGAAGTTATCCGTAACGGGGAACAACTAAAGCGTACAAAATCATTGTCCGTGAAATTCAAGGCTCTTAAAAAACTAAATGCCAAAGTTGACGAGGGTGAAATCGTAATCGGGAGAAACATATCCATCGAGTGCGTAAAGAATAAGGTAGGTGTTCCTCAAAGAAGTGCCACATTCTTTTATGCTTATGTAGATTACGGTGGAACACAGGCATATTCTACTGATGCTGCCGGACAAATAGTTGACCTTGCCATGAAGTTCAATCTAGTAGAGCGCAAAGGTTCTTGGTATGATTATAAGGAATTGCACATACAGGGTATGGATAACTTTGTAATCGAGCTTACGAAAACCGGGATGCTTAAAAAATTGGAAAAGGAGGTGTACCGTGAAATGTTTTAATTTAACTCCTATACTTATACCTGTGGCGGTGTTTATGCTTCTTATGGCATTGCATACTGAAATAAGGACATCCCCGTTCCGCATTTATTTCCACAACTGGAGAATGGTGGTGGGTGTGGTACTTATCACATTAGGAGTTCATCTTATCTGCCAAGGAGAACTTGTAAAGTATAAGAAGGAGAATATCGAAAAAACCGAGTGATTAACTAATCCGGCTGACAGAGTAATAAAGTAGTAACCAATTATAGGTTACATAATCAGCAATTACACTACTTTAGTACCGAGTTAGTCGGATATTAATATTTGACTATGGGAAAGAAAATCGAAATACCCGAAGACGAATTTAAGAAAATCGTTCTTATTCTCAAATGCAGCAAGAGATATGTAAACTTACCCCCTAGCAATTTGTTTTTGGGGAACCTTTGGAGGGTGTCCAGTAAACTGGCTGATAAATTATTGAAGAGAAACGGTTTTCAAATTGTCAAAGGTAAAGGAGGTCGTTTCACAGTGAAACCTGTGGAGAACGAAAAGCCGGGAACTGACTAAAATTTATGATTATGGCAAAAGGACTTTTTGGAGGACTATTCGGTGGTCAAGGACTACAAATGGTCGGTAAACTTACAAAGCAGAACATGGAGAAACTTCAAGCATCAAAGCCCCATGACGAAAAGAACACGGAAGATTCACCTCTTCGCAAATTACGTGATGCCATCAAAAAGTAAGCGCGAAGCCCCATTGGAAAAATACCCAGTGGGGCTTTATTTTTCAGATTGGTTTCCTTATAAATTTTTCCTATATTCAAGTATTAAAATCTATCCTATTATGAAAGAGATAAATCAAGTACATTTTACTTTGGGTGATAATGCAGGTATTCTTCTTATGCAAATAGCCCAAGAAGCGTTGCTTTGTGAATTGGACCCAGAAAAGGCGGTTAAGGTTATCACCACATCTCTTATGGGATGCCCGAATAATATTGCTTTAAAGATATTGAAAGGGGATATGGTATGTGAAGTAACGGATGATATGCAGAATATTGAAGTTGTTGACTATAAAGAGGAATTTCATAAAGATTACCCGAAACCCAATTTGACTGACTGGTATGAACGGAACCACAAGGATATTGGTGATAATGGCAGGGAATTTTATACTGCACTGGAACAGGTAATCCGTTTTGTGAATAAACAGGATATAGAAATCCCGATTAAGGATGTAGTATCTTTGGTTCTTTCCTCTACTATGAAGGATTGGGAACAACGTAGGTACGAATTGGCAAAAGACATTATTAAAGTTGTTATAGCAAACGAGAATGGTATTAATTCTG